TCCCGATGAGCCACCCGCGAAGCTGGACCTCGGTGAAGTACTGCTCTTTGACTCGGCAGACGCCGCCACCCCAGAACTTGTAGATCTCGAGCCGGCCCACCGTGAGGCCGGCCTCACGGAACCCCACTGCGTGCGACACCTCGTGGAATGCGGTGACCTCGTCCTCGGTGCTGTAGTCGCTCATCGTCGGTTCCACCGGATCACGAGGCAGGGCAGCACGCACACGTAGTGGTGCGAGGACCCGCGGTAGTAGCCGATCCACCAGTCGCGCGGCTCGAGGTACAACGCGAGCTGCCCGAAGTCCTCGCGGAACTCGACACCACCTCGGCGCCGGCGCATCATCGTGCGCCACGTGAGCCGCGGGGTAGGCGGCAGGCCGAACCGCGCCCGGGTTTCCGCGTGCGTGGCGATGCTGGCACGGAACAGATCGAGGCCCTCGGCGAGGTTGGTCCCCGCTGCGCTTATGTCGCGCTGGAACCGCTCACGCTGTTCGGGAGTGAACATCGGCTTGGGCCGGCCGTGCGGCCCCAAGTGCAGGTTCACCACGCGGTTGAACTCCTTGGCCGAGAACGCCGGGCGCGGCACGGCGTCATCGATGATGACCTCGTCTGGCTTGGGCCCGCGCTCGAGACCGCGCGGCACGGCCGGCGGGATGAGCCCGAGGAACTCGGCTACCTCGGGCCTCTCCTTGTCGTTCATGCTTTCCTCTCCCTGGCCTTGGTGATGAATGCGCCCTTGGGCCATTTCGCCACCTGAGTGCACGTCTTCACGTGCTTCTGGTACGTCTTCTTGCCTGCCGCTCGATAGCCGGCGGCCGCGTTCCTTGTGCGCATCTCGCCGTACAGCGGCCGGCCACCGTTCGGGTTGGCCGTCAAGATCACCACCCCGAAGTCCACCGGCTCGGCGTCCATTGGAACGAGCTTGACCTCGAGCTTTTTCTCAGGAGTACGCGCGTTCGGGTTGGGCTGCGTCTCGGCCCACACGATCGGCTCCTTGCAGAACTTGCACGTGGTGGTCGGGAACTCGCAGGCCGTCACGGTGCGGGTCACGATGCGGCCGCAACGGCACATGCTCGGGCCACCGCAACGTGCTTTGGCCGGCGCCTGCGACTTGACCTCGTTGGCCGCATCGCCGATCCACCACCCGTGGACGTTCCACCCCTCGCGCGCGGTCACCGCTTGACCCGCCCGTACTTCTGGTCAACGGCGGCCCGCTCGCGATTGAGCCGGACCTGTTCACGGAGGCTCGGCTTACCGCCCTGTTCGTTCTGGTCGGCCTCGACCTCGGCGAGAACGTCGGCCGGCTTGAGGCGTACCGCGGTCTCGGTGCCAATGCGGATCTGAAACTCGGCGGCGAGAGCCTCGGCCACGTTCCGGCACGAGACCTCGTAACGGCCGATCTCCCGGTCATTGAGGTCTCGGACGATGTGGACGAACCTCACGGGCCGCTCCCGTCCACGGGGCCAGTACCGCAGGATCACCCACGCGAGGAGCGTTGCCACGAGGCCGATGGCGATGGGTGCGCCGAACTCGACAAACACGGTGCGTTCATCCACGAGTCAGCCCTCCTGTAGCGAGATCGCCGCGAGGTCGGCCTCGGCCTGCCCCATCAGCCCGGTGAGGCCGGCTTGCCCTGCGAGGTCGAGCACGTCGCAGGCACCGACGGCCTTGGCGCCGAGCCGCGGGATGGCGGACCAGAGTTCGCGCTTGTCCTCGACCGGCTCGGGGACGCCGTCGCGCACGCGGCGCACGGTGCCGGGGTCGTCGCCGAGGGAGTCGACCAGCACGATGGTGGTGCCCTTGTGGGCGAGTAGGGCGGGCTGCTTGGTGAGCACCTCGCCGAACATGCCCTCGCCGTAGACGATGTGGCAGAACCAGGTGACGGCCTGCGGGTTGTCGTCGGCGAGCGCGTCGAACGCGGCGATGGGGTCTTCCCGGTCGGCCCCGTCCTCGAGGGCCCAATGGGCGTCCTCGATGGTCGTGAAGTGCCAGAGCCCGCGGCCGTCCGCGATACTGGCAGCTACTTCTTTGGCGGGTTCGGATAATCCGATGGTGATGACGGGCAGCAAGGTCGCTCCTCGGGTTGAGCCTGATCGGATAGACTCGCCCCATCTTACCCCCCATACCGGGGGGATACAAGGGAGGATCCCGCGATGAGTCGACCAGGTGACCGCTTCTCAACCACCAAGACCGAGCCCAACACGCCGCTCGCCGCGTTCAAGGAACAGCTCACCGATTTCGAGCGCAACGTGCTTGACCTCCTGGACCCAAGCGAGCCGGCGGTCACCGCGGCCCTGCAGCGGCTCGAGATCGCGTTGCACATCCTCTCGGGTGTCCCCGGCGCGCACGAGACCTCGAGCTCGCCGGTCGCGGAGCTCGAGGAAAAGCTCAAGGAGGAGGGCACCGAGGAGCCGGCCGTCAAGCCCAAGCGTGCGACCCGGTCCAAGGCGGCCAAGGAAGCCGGCGAGTCGGGAGACGAATCACCCGAGACCGAGTAAGGTCTCGTCCTGTCGGTGAACCCAGAAACCCCCCGCCTTCAGGGAGACGGGGGGTTTCTGCTGTCTGCGATCAGCGACGCGTGGTCTTCGGGGCCGGCCCGCGGGTGACGTAGAACCGCTCGCCTTCGAATCGGTGGATGTCCGAGCGGACCTTGCCCTCGGCCTCGAGCTCCTGCAGGGCCTCGGTCACCTCGTGCTCATCGCCCGGGGTGCGCTTCACAAGGCGCTCGGCGGTCAGGCCGAGGAGTAGCCGGTCTTCCAGTTCGCGAACGATGGCGAGCTTGAGTGACTTGAGCGGGGTGCCGGTGAGGTTCATACCCATATCTTACCCCCCTTTGTGGGGGGACACAATCCCCACCTAGCCACCGGGCGGGGTGTCCGCCACGCACACGCGGATCTGTTGTGGGGGTAGATCGCCGCTCATCGCGTCCGTGACGTGGTAGCCGGGCTCGCAGGTCGGTCCGGGCGCGCCCTGGATTCCAGGTTCACCCTGGTCGCCCTCGTCCCCTTTATCGCCCTTCTCGCCCTTGGGCCCGCGGCATGGCTCGCTCGCCACCCCGCAAAAGTTCGTGACCTGCGCAAGGATCTCCGCGGCCGTCGCCGGTGGCGCGTCCGCTCCCCTAGGGCCCACGCATCGATCATTCGCACACACCTCACGCGCGGCGTTGAGCACCTGCTCCGAAGTCGGGCCCGGACCCGCCGGACCGTTGGCCGGCCGGTTGGCGTTGTACACGTCCACGATCATCCGCATGACCTGGTCGGACGTGACGACCTTGCCCGAGATCTGCGCCTGGACGATGGCCACCACGTCGTCCCGCTGCAGCCCTGCCGCCACCGCGGGGAGCGGCTGCCCTTCGACTGCAGTCTTGGCCTTGTCGACCTTCTCGCCGCACGCACCCACGGTCTTGAGGTCCGTGCCGAGTTGGTCAGTGCGCTTGCACAGGACATCGAGGGTGAGCACAGCCGGCGCGGTGTCGGTGACGACGTTGGCTCGCTGGTTCTCAGAATTCTGGCCCGTGACGACGACAACCACGAACATCGTGGACGCGGCGATGAGGGCGATGATGACGATGCCAAGGAGGATCGGCGTGCTCGGCGTGCGGCGCCTCGGCTTGGCCGGCGGGGAGTCCTCTATGCGGATGGTCATTTGTCGCCCTTGGTGAGCTTGGTTACGAGGTCAAGGAGCTCTTTGATCTCCTGGTTGTCGGACGCCTTGATCCGTCCGCGCAGGTACTCGGCGGTAGCTTCCAGGGGCAGGGGAGGCCAATCCGGGTCTGTGTCCCACCCGCGTTGCGCGGCGAGTGTGGTTACACGGTACTTCCATCGGAACAACGCCACGCTCGTGTCCTGCGCTTCACGCAGCTCTACCACCTGCCGGTCCTTGCGCTTGGCCCGTAACGCGATGACACCGATCACGAACGAGGCGATGCCGAGCGCGAGCCCGCCTATGCCACCGAGGGCGACTATCGGCGTCATCCGTCGCCCCTTTCTCGTGCGTCATTGGAATAGCTCACCGCGGAAATGATGTGGACCGCGGCCACGATCGCCGTCACTGCCGGCAGGAAGTGCGTGCCATGACTCGACCAGGCGCCGACCTCGAGGGCGAACGCGTAGGCGATCCAGCTTGAGCCGGCGAGCATGTGCGCCACGTGGATCAACCTATTGGCGACCAGCGACACAATCAGGGCAATACCCGTGACCCCAAACCACGCCACCCAGACCGGCCCGAGGGACGAGAGGGCAGCCACCACCTTGGTCGTAGCGGGGTTTGCCGGGTACACGAGGTGTGGCCATAGGTGAAGCACGCCTATGGCCACCTGCGCCACCGCGAGGAGGACGGACAGTTGCCACCGCCCGGGGTAGCGCAGGTGCACGGTCACTTACCGGCCTTGGCTTTCTTGGCCTTCCAGTCCGCGGCCGCCGCGCACGCCTCGGCCCTCGAGCCGGCCGAAACGTTCTGCTTGCCGGGGAAGTTGGTGTCGCCGGACGCGCACATCTTCTTGACCACGTTGACCGCGGTGGCGATGGCGTGGCTCTCGTCCATCCCTTTCGCCTCGAGGTGTTTCTTGATGCGCTTGATGAACTTGGGCAGGCCGCCGGCCTTGCTTACCCAGTTGAAATTGCCCCACGGCAGGTCAGGCCACCCGCCGTCCGCGCGGGCGTCTGCGATGAACCCTGCGACGATCTCGTCAACCGCGCCCGCGAGCTCCTCGGTTAGCGCCTCGAGGGCGTCCCCGGGAAAGGGGGCATCACCTGCAGCTCCTCGAGCGCGTCCATCCTGCCGAGCTCGATACGCAGCGCTGCAGCCTGGATCGCGACCTCGTCCGGTTCGTTGGCCGGCGAGCGCGACCACTTCCCGAGGAGATCGCCGAGCCGGGCTGCCACCTTGTCCGTGAGCGCGTCGGCGAGCCGGTCCACATCGATGCCGTTGACGAACGCGGATTCGGGCTTGAGCGCGCCGGCAGCCACGAGCGCCACAATCTCGGGCTCGGCGCCACCGACCGAGGCGACACGGGCCCGCGGCACGACGTACCCGGGCACGTTGACCGCGAGAATGGCCACCATCTCGAGGCCACCGTTGACGGGGCGCCAGTCACCGGACGGCGGGGAGGCCGCGAGTTCGTCCATCTGCTCTTGCGTGATGTCCGGCCGGATGAGTCCGTGCACCCAGATGCCGTACGCGTCATCGCCGGCCGCAAGGTCCGCGGCCGCGAAACCCGTGTGGTCGTAGTGCCGCGTGGTGTCGGTGGCGGACATCGAGAGATCGGCGTGGCCCGTGTTCATGGTGAGGTGGCCAACCGCCACGGTGGCGATCTGGTCGCCATCACGGACACGCTTGGCGCCCACGAGGAACTGCGAGTAGTTCGAGGGCGAACGCGGGGGCGGCGTGCACTTCCGGGTGATGCCGAGGTGGCAGGACTTCCAGGTGGCGATGTGCCCGAAGATCTCGCCCGTGTCGTAGTCGATCTGCAGCGCCGTCGGGCCGGTGAGCTCGGGATCCTGGAACCACTGGATCGGTGGTAGGTCGGCAGTCCCCGAGGCGGTAACGGTCTTTACCGAACCGTCACCCTTCCAGGCAGCGGGGATCTTCCCTTCCATCTTGAGCTTCTTGGCCGCGGCGATGATCTTCTTACGCGCGGCCGCGGCAGCCGGGCCCTTGAGCGAGGACGCGCCACTGATCGCCTTGGCCAAGCTCTTGGCGTCGGTGATCGGCAGCCCCGTCGCCACGCCCTTGGTGAACGGCTTGCCGGCGAGCTCCTCGGTCTCGAGCGCCTCACACGGGAGGCAGTCATCCCCGAGCTCGGTAGCGCGGAACGCCGAGGCGGTGACGGCCTCGATGCCCTTGCCCTCGAGGTACTTGATCAAGTTCTCGATGGTGCGCTCGGCCTCGGGCACGACCTCGCCCTCATCGGACATCATGATCGGCGCCTCGCCGTTGATCTCCACGTAGGCGTCCGGGAACGCGGGGATGGCGCACAGGGTCGTCGCCGCGATGACGCCCTTGTTCACCGAGGTCCGGTGCGTCTCGCTGCCGTCCTCGTTGAACAGGATGTCATCGGAGAAGTCGACCTCGGACAGGTCGATGGAGTTCCCGGTGAGGTAGCCCTTGGCCGCGAGCTTGCCGCCCACCGACTCGGGGTCGCCGGTACCGCGGCCCTGCCACACGAACGTGCCCTCGGGCAGCGGTTCGCCGGTGACCTTGCTGATGAACTCGGGACCGGGGATTTTCCACGCCTCGTCCAGCTTGCCCATGACCTCGGCCTTGGCGTGGCCGCCCTCACTGCCGGGGTTGACGGTCTGTGCGAGCACGGAGATCGGGAGGGCCCGCGTGGTGAGCGAGCCGGGCTCGATGAATCGGCCATCGGCCGTCTCGATGCCCTCGACTGCGAGGCAGGGGAAAAAGAGCTTGAGCTCGGCGCCGTCCACAGTGACCTCGGGCTCGGCCGGCTTGGTGATGGTGTCAGTCATCGTCATCGTTCCTTTCCCTGCGTATCGACGTGGCTCCATGCCGACCTCGTCACCGCGCCACCCGGACAGCGGGAAGTCGTAATCCTTGCCCGCGAGCGCGAGCCGGACCTTGCTGAACCGGACCGTGCCCGACGCCTTGGGGAGCACGTCCTCGGGCAGCGAGTAGCCGGCGCAGATGTGCGGGTTCCACGGGCGGTGTTGCTCGGGGAAGCGGCCGTCGCCGAGCACGGACCGGCCGATGTCCTCGGCGTATTCGTGGATCCCTACTAGCGGGTAGTCCGCGGTGAGCGTCGTGTTGGTGGACGGCTTGAACTTGTCACTGCCGCGGTTCCAGATGGCCGGACCCATGATCTTGCCCTCGACCGGGCCATTGTCCGCGGCGAGCTGCATGACGCGCGCCTTGAGCTTCTCGAGGGTGCCCTCGTCCAGCGTGGTCACGTCGTCGCCGAGGAACACGAGGGTGCAATGGATGACCCCCGCAGGGTCGCCACCGGGCACGGTGAACGCGCCGGGGGTGTCGGGGATGAGGGCGATCATGCCGCCGGTCTGTGCGTCGTCGTCGGCCATCAGGCGTCCTCCCACTTTCCGTTACGCACGAAACCGTGCCGTCCACAACTGCACAAGATCGATGGTTCGACGTGAAGCGGCTCGAGCGAGAGGAGCTGCCACCGGGCCCGCTTGGGGTCCGCGCCCGGCAGGTCGAACGTCACCGAGCCGGCGCACGGTTCGCCCTCGGGGACATGGTTGCCGCCGGCGGCAGGGTGCACGTGGAAGAACCCCGCGGTGTCGATCTCGTTGCTCTGGAACAGCCGCGCCCAATGGCCACCCCCGAGGTCGATGGCCCCGCACTCCTCGTTCGCGAGGTCCAGCAAGTAGTCCGTGTCAGCCATCGAGTACCTCCACGTTGACTTGCTGGACTCGGGCGACGCAGGCGTTGGCAGCCCGGACGGCGAGGTCCACGTTGTGGAGGGCCTCGCGCGCCTCCTCGGTGTTGATCAAGAGCGCGTTGAGCCAGAGGGCGAACTCGAGCCCGCGGTCACGGATCGCCTCGTGGGCCGCGGCCACCCCGTCGCCCGTAGGCGGGTGGTACGCGAACCGCTCGCGGAGTTCTGCCTCGTTCACTTGAGCGCCTTCCGGTTGATCCAGTTCTCTTGCACGGCCACGATGCGGTCCCGCTGGTCCCGCGTGCGTTGAGCGGTCGTTCCCGAGCGACCAGCGGCATCGTCCAGGTCGGCGAGCATCCGCTCGGCGGACATCGCGCCCGACTCCTGCAGCACGTCACCGCGCGCCACCTCATCGGCCTCGTCAAGCATCCAGGCCATCACGTAGTCACACATGCAGCCGTTGTGATCGCCCGGTTCCATCCGCGCGCCCACCCATTCGTAGCCGGCCGGCGGCGTGAGGGCCTCGTCCTCGAACCCGTTGAACCGCTTGCCGGCGAGCTTGAGGTGCGGCTCGAACGCGCGGGCCCGCGGGGTGATGCCGTAGCGCCACGTGAACCCGATCGGTTCGGCCACGTCATCGATGGTGCGGAGGATGTCCCCGCCGAGCGCAAGGCCGCTGCCCCCGCCACCGATCTCCGCGAGCGCCTCGCGGATGTCCCCCGGCAGCACGATGGTGTCGGGCACCTCGCCCCGCATCTCGTCCCCGGCGCGGCCGTACATCTTGTCGAGCGCGCGCTTGCGGAGCGACCCCTCGAACCGTTTCCAGGCCGAGGGGATCCGAGCGTTCATCGCCTGCGCCATCGCCGAGCTCTTGGTGAGCGGGACCGGCACCATGCCGGCCACGGTCTTGATGGCCGTCTTGATGGCGGCCGCGGTCCAGACGGCGAAGCTCGCGGACAGGGCAGCGAACGCCGCGGCAAGGAGGAGGTCCTCGGTGAGGCCGAGCTCGGCGACCCGCTCGGGCCCGACTGCAGCGCCGGCCTCGGTGGCAGGGAGGCCGTTGACCAGCGCGGCTACCTCGGTGTTGCTCTGCGCCTTGGCCTTGATCCGGTTGCCGGCCTTCTCGATGGCACGCAGGAGCGCATCATCACCGGCTTGGCGCAGGCGCTCCCGTAGCTCCTTGTCGATCTCGGCGAGCACCTCGCCCGTGATGATGGTGGGCTCCTTGGCCGCGGACGCCCGGACCGGCGCCGGCTGCGTGGTCGGTACGGGTGCGTCGGGTACCTGCCCCTGCTTGGCCCCTGGACCGATCTGCGCCGGCTCGCGCACGGCCTGCCCCTGGATGACCTGCGGGGGCTGGACCGGGGCCGGCTTGGGCTCGCGCACCCCGAGGAGGATTGCGGCGAGTTGGCCGGCGATGTCCGGTGACGGCGCAGACTTGACCATCTGGATTTGCTGCAAGTCCTCCTCGCTCGGCGCGTCCTCCTCGCCGAACCCCTTGGCCGCGCGGTACGCCTCGAACGAGATCGCCCCTTGGGTCATGGCGTCGTCGGCGTCCTTGGACCGGTTGGCGTTCTCGGTGACGTTGCCGCCGTCGTACCAGATGGTGACCGAGAGGGCCTCGTCCTTGGTCAGGCCGTAGCCGCCCTCGGTGATCGGCAGGCGCAGCGTCCGCCGGAAGTAGCTCATGGTGATCGAGTCGGCGATCAGCCGGCAGTCCGGCTCGATGTAGTTCTTGAACGTCGTCGCGTCCACGAGCCACCCGGTCCAGTGGTTGACCGAGCCGAGGCCGCCGCTGCCCGTGTCCATCATCTCGGACGGCAGGTTGATCCCCGAGGCGATGCGACCGAGGCCGGCTGCCTGCTTGGCGAGGAGCTCGGGGGACGCCTCACGGTCGATCGTGACGTGCCGGAATTGCTCGAGGTCCTCAGTCTCGCCGCGGATGACGATGGGCACCACGGCGCCGGCGTCACCCTCGTTGGCAATGGGCGCGGTAATGGCCGCGGTGAGATCGGCCTGGAACGTGTCGTTTTCCGGCGTGATCTCGGGGTCGTCGCGCTTGCTCATGGAGAGCTCGTTGGGCACGAGGAGGAACCCGTTGGCCGCAATGCGCGAGCGGGCCGCCGCGCGGATCTCGCGGCCCACGAGCACCACGTCTTCGCACTGGTCGAGCAACATGCGCATCGGGGAGTCGGCGAGTTGTTTCCACTGCGGATGCGGCACGTGGAGGCGGATGAGCGACTCGGTCTTGATGTCGATGGGGCGCGCGGCCTTGCCGGGCACCTCCATGATCGACAGGCCGCCGGTGCCGGCGATGACCTCGCTCGTGGAGAGAACCTCCCACGCCTCATCACCATCGTCGTCCGAGTAGCCGTGCAACCAGCACTCACCGGGGACATCGAAAGACTGACTGATCATCCCCTGGAAGCTGTAGCCGTTTTGAAAGGGCAGCCTGCTAAGGCAGTCGATGGCGGCATCGATGACGTGTTGGGCGAGGATCGGCTCATCGGGCGCCTCGTCCTCGCCCTTGATCACGTCCTTCTCGGGATCCCCGGTGAGCCGGCGCGGTTCGTCCTCGCCGTCGACTACCGCGGCAGCGATGAACTGGACCTTGGAGATGATGTTGGCCTTGAGGCGCAGCGCGGCGCCGAGTTCGCCGATCAAGTCGCGGTAGTTCCATGCGAGTTGCTGCCACGCCATCTTGGTAGCGGACAGGGTGTTGACCACGTTGCGGTCGTTCAGGTCGATGTACCGGCCGGACGCAACACGGGCCGGCCCGGATCCGCCGGTCTTCTTGCTCGAGCGGTTCCGGGTCCAGAACGAGCCTTTGTCTCTCGAGGGCATTAAGTGGTCACTCCCTCGCTTTAGTCGTCGTTCTCCATCCGATCGACCGTCTCGGTGATCAGGCCGGCCACTGCCGAGAATGCCATGACGCGCGCGAACAGGTCCCACGTACGCGGGGACACGGACCGAGCGAGGACCGCGGCGCCGGCGATCCAGACCGACAGGCACCATGGGCAGTCGATCAGCGCGGCGTACTTGTGGCCACCCCATCGGGCAAGGACCTTGGCCCGTAGCGGCTCGGTGATCGAGTCGACCTGCAGGAGCCGAGTGATCCGGTAGATCGCTACCGCATCCACAGCCACGTCCACAGGTCGGCCCCCCACAGGGCGAGGCTCCATACCGCGATAGTCGTTAAGCATCCGCCGATGTAGCCGCCTAAGCGCGCGCGCTTGATCGCCGTGTCCTCGTCCACGTAGCCACGTCTGTGCTCGCCCACTGATCACGCCTCGTTCTCCTCTGTCGGCTTCGCGAAGGTGGTCCACCCGGTCGGCTTGTCCTCGCAGCCGCACGTGATGGTGTGGAGGTGGCCGTGCTTGCCGTCCGGCCCGAGCGGACGTTGCTGGTCGATGCCCTCGATGAGCCGGCCGAGGAGCTCGCGGTGACGGTCGGCGTTCCGGTCATGGAGGTAGCCGAGGCCGTGTTGCGCGACGCAGAGGGCCTCGCGGACCATCTTGAGCGTGTCCGGCGTGGTGATCCGATTGACGCCGTCGTCCGGCACGCGAGCACCAAGCGGCCGGAACGTCGGCTCGGCGGGGTCGCACTCCTTGATCAGGGGCAACAGGTGTTCGTCCACTCCCGCCAGGAGGTGACCCATCATCGTCACCGGGCAGGCCAGTGACGGGCAAGCAGCGTCGGAGGCGATCATCTGGACGAGGAGCCGGCGGTACATGCCTACGGTCATGGTTTTGTCCTCTATCTGTCCACTGGTCACATCGAGGGTCTCCACGAGCGACTCGCGGGCCTGCTCTGCCGACATGAGGCAGGAGCACCCCGGGCCCGTACAGCTGTAGGCGTTCGGTGCCGGACTCGCGCGGAAGGCCGCGAGGACCCCTGCCGGCGGGTGCTGTTCCGGCCGGTGACCGCACGGGCAGGTCTTCACGTGCTCTCGCCCTCGGGCAGCTTGGCAGCCATCGCGAGGACCAGCGCCTCGTACGCCTTGACGATCGCGCGGTTGTCGTCGCGCCCGTACCCCTCGGCCTGCATTCCGGTAGGGACGTGCACGATGCGCGCCATGATGTCCTCGTCTGCGACGATGCGCGAGGCCGGTCCCTTGAGGAGCTGCCACGTGGTGAGCTGCAGGTCTCGCGTGTCGACGCGCGTCACTTCGGGCTGCGTCACGGGGTGATCTCCATTCCGGTGAGCCGGCGTTCGTCGTAGACACGCACGATCGGGCGCGAGGTGTCCGGGTCCGGCAGGATACGGATCTCCACATCAGCGTCCGATGCGAAGCTCTCGCCCGTTGGTCGGCCGTCCTCGTCCAGCTTGGTGACGTAGAGCTTGGTAGCGAGGAGCGGCGGCGTGCCCTCATGAGCCTTGCCGTCCGCGTGGTGATAGGTCGGGAAGTGGCCGATCACCCACTGAATCCCGACCAGCACGGCGCCGTCTTCGGGGCAGAGCCGCGGCTTGCACCTGCACCCCGCGGTCGTGCAGGTGTAGCCCAAGTGCTGGTTCTTCTGGACGTTCACCTCGTGCTCGGCGTGGCCGCATAGCCCGTTCGGGCAGGCCGGCGGATTGTGGACGGATACCATCATGATCCTTTTCGGTTGGGGTCGGTCACGAGGCCGCTCTCGATGGCGCGCTGTTCGGACATCCACATCCGGCCGCCGTCACCGCCGAACGCGGCGTAGGTCTCGATGATCCACACGGTGCGGCAGGTCGGGCACTGCCACCGCCGGCCCGGCTTGCGCAGCCAGAGGAGCGGCAACGGGCAGGTGTGCTCGGGCTTGGCCTCGTCCCGGATCCACGGGCTCACGTGGTTTCCATCCAGTGGCAGCCCTTGCAGTGGCGGATCTTGCGGCGCCCGAGGTCCACGAGGTACCACTCGGTCCACCGGTTATGCCGGCACCATGAGCCGCCCTTGATCCGGTAGGACAGGGCGCCGAGGCGGTTGAGCAGGCCGAGGATCATGCTGCCGGCCACTCGGCTACGTTGCTTGCCCACTTCGGGATCCAGCGCCCGAGGCCGCCGCACTTGCACGCGCCCATCGGGGTGACGACCACAAGGCCGTCCTCGGTCTGGAAGTCGACCCCGTTGTTGCGGACGGTCAGGTCCGGCTTGGAGGTCTCGGCGAACACGATGAGCGATTCCCACTGCGGTGAAACGCCATCCTCGGGCCGGCGCGTGAACACCTTGAGCCCCTGATCGGTGGCGTAGACCCGGGTGCGATGGAGAACCGAGCGGTCCGGCAGGAGCACGGTGGCGGGATGCCAGGAGGCGTAAGTGGTAATCGGTTCGGTGTCCATCGCGTCATCCTAGTCTCTCCCCCCGGTTTGGGGGAGGGGTACACGCAGAGAACCCCGGTCCACATCCTCTAGGAGGCGTGACCCGGGGTTCTCTGGCGAGAGGTTTGGAGGGAGTACGTGAGGGGCAGTCAGCTGCAGGTATTTCCGGTCTGCCTGCTCTAGGAGCTGCAGCCCGGATCACTGAGTGAGCTAGCCGGTCAGGCACTATCGAAACATCGCTTCGCTAGCGTATCACACCCCCCGCTCCGGGGGTGGTGTTCGCAGCCCGTGCAACTCGCGGACCTGTGCGGCCGCGGCGTTGAGCCTGGCGAGTTGATCGTCCTCAACCGTGTAGTCGTCGCCGATCGCGTCCACGAGCTCGAGGAGTTCCTTGAGCGCTTTAGTCCGGTCCTCGGCTGCCACGATCAGGGAGCGCCAATCGGGCGATTGGGCCATCTGGTCAGCGGCCGCGGAACGCAACGCCATCTCGCGGGCCGGCTCGGTGAGCGAGTCCATTGCGGCCATCGTGCGGCCGCCGGTCGCAGTGACCGCGGCCTCGTGGAGCGCTTTCATGGCGTCGTGATCGCCGGACCGCTTGGCCGCCGCGGCGAGCTCCTGCCGGGCCTGCTCCCGGTACTGGTTCTTGTCGTCCGTCTTGGCGCCGGCCCATGCCATCGAGATACCGACTCGGTCCACGGGGAGCTGCCCATTGGCCGTGCCGTACAGGAACGCCGCGTGTCCCTCGATATCCATCGCTGGCGGCTGCGCCGTTGGTTCGTTCACCATGTCAGTGGGCTCACTTTCGGTAGTGCCACTCGGTTGTTTTTAATCAACGTCTGGACCCCTCGCAGGGAGACCGGCCGCGGGTGAAGGTCGTGCGGCACATGCCACGCATCGTGGAAGTGCAACGAGAGGCCGGTGACATCGTCCATCAGGCCGCCGAACGCCTCGCGCTGGAACAGGTTGAGGTATCGCGCGGACCAGTTCATCCCCGCTCGGTGCTCGCCGTTGTCCACGGTTACGTGGACCTCGGGAACGCGATCGCGCCACTCGGCCCACGTAACCGAGAGGCTCCATCCCGCCTGATGGGCGAGGTCGATCATGGCCTCGGCTGCTCGGGGAAGCGCCGGCGCAAGACGCCGCGTGATCGGCAGAACTGGCCACGGCTCGATCATCCAGTCGTGCGAGCACAACGGACAACATGAGTCGCCGATCGTGGCAGCGTCCCACTGGACCCGCTCGCCCCCGTTCCATTCGTCCGGGACGTTGTTGAGCTGTTCGACCAGCGCGCGACAGTCGGCATCGAACGCCTCGCGGGTACGCCAGACGTGCCAGCACTCGCCGCACGCGTGGTAGTCGCCCTCGAGGTCAGGCTCGGGCTCCCCGTGGATGGCGCAGTGCGGCGCCGGACCGCGCTCGAGCGGGTTAAGCGTTGGGCGTATGTCGGGCAGCGGCATTGAGATTCTTCTCCTCCTGCCAGGCGTTGGCGAAGTTGATCCAGTACTCGCGGACGTGATCGAGCGACCATTCGTAGGAGTAGGCAGCCTGCGCCATCATGCAATCCGGGCAGCCGCCGCAATGGCCCCGCTCCTCGGCGTATCCGGCGCAGCTCGGCCCGTCCACGTTCCGCTCTACGTCGGCGATCGCGCGGGCCAGAGCCTCCCAGCACAGCCGGAACGCCATCCGCTCAATCTCGGCGAGGTTCGGCGGGTACGCACCCTCGGGCACGGTCTCGGCCGGCGGGTGGATGCCCTCGGTCATTGACCGGCGGTGAGCTCGGTCCAGCCAGCCGGAACGCCATCCACCCAAGTCTCGCCCTCGTTGTAGGCGCTCACCTCGTGGTGGTCCTCGGTCTCAAACTGGTAGCGGATCGCCTCGCCGTCGGGCGAGATCCACACTCTGGTGCCACTCATTCGGTCCGTCCTTTCACAAGCTCGGTCAGGGTCTTCCATGCCTCGAGGTCGTTACGTACGAACACGAGTTCGTCCCACGAAACGTCATCGTCGTCGTCATGCAGGGTGAGCCCGGTGAGTTTCCAGCTCACGAACTCGATGCCGTTCGGGATGAGCTTGGGCTCCTGGTGGCTGCGCACGTCGATCCCGCACGCGAGCGGCTTGCGCTCCATGAACCGCTCGAGGAGTCCGGGGTGGGCCTGCTTGAGGTCGAGCGGGCTGATCGTGCCCTCGGCAACGAGGAGGTCACCGATGCGAATGCAGCCGGTCATGATCCCGACGCGCGCCGCGCCGTGGTGGCCGCGGCCGTTCACCATCCGCGGCGGCATCGAGTAGAGCAGGGTCGGCGCACCCTCGAGGGACCATGCCGCGGGGCCGGCCTGCGAGGAGAGCTGCCGTTTCGGGCCGTCCTCATCGGTGGGCCGATCGAGCACGGCGATGGTGGCAATCCAGGCGTACGGGTTGCGGGTTCCGGTGGAGGCGGTCACGGACGCCTCACCACGTCGTAGTGCTCGAGCAACGCGTCAAGGACCACGGTGGCGTCCCATCCCGCGTGTCCTACGCATTCGGGCTTGACCTTGAGCACGGGCAACGAATCGGTGAGCCAGTAGAGCGCCTCGCCCTTGGGGACGATCATGGCCGCGTACGTCTCGGCGAACTCAGCCGTCACGTCCGGCGTGCACGGCGCGGCAGGGCCAACCTCGGTCCACATCTTGCTGCCGTCGGATCCCCTGCCGACGCGCCACGTCTTGGTGCAACGCAGGTTCATCGGGCCGCCGAGCTTGGCGTCACACAGCCACTCGTCACCGACGGACGCGATCCATAGCGCCGGCTTGATGCACTTCTTGTGTCGGCCCTTGAGCTTGGTCCAGACCACGATCATTCCTCCCTGTTCTTGGCGTCTTCGATGTTGTCCGGGTTGCACGCGCACAGGTCATCGGCGCACTCGCATTCCGGGTCGGCCTCGTCATGCCCGCAGTCGGGGCAGCGGAGCATTTCGGCGATCTTGCGCATCCACCAACTCATCAGGTGGCCCGACGAACGTCGCGCACGGAGTCCGGGCGGATGCCTCGGGCGGTGGCCTGCTTGTCGGCCGAGGAGCGGTTGCTCTCGATGACGCGATGGGTAGCGCGGATCTCCTTGCGCTCCTCGGCGGTAAGGACGGGTGCCTTGGGCATGTGGTGCTCACTCTCTCGCGGGTACCTCGGAATCGTACCCCCCGAAATGGGGGGACACAAGTCCTAGACTCGGGTGGCGTGGTTACGGCGGCCGTTCGACAACGGGTGGATCTGCGCCCTGCCGCGCGTGCACGTCGGCCGGCGCTGGACCGGCGGGGGCGGCGGCTCGCAGCCCTGCAGTGGCTCGCGGGCCAACGCGCGGCGTTCCTTCTCGCTCATGCCACCCCAGACGCCGTAGGGGTCACGGTGCTCGAGCGCGATGAGCAAGCACGTGAAGCGGCAGGGGCACGGCGGCGTGCGTCGATGTCCCTCGGGTCTACCGAGGCACATCGACTTCGGGAGCGTGTGTTGCCCGCCCTTCTCAGGGAAGAACACCTCGGCGTCCGTCTGCGCACACACCGCGCCGGACAGGTCGAATTCGTCGGCGATCACGACAGGGCCATCCCCTCGACGATGCCGGCGACGATGGCGGCGAGCTCATCGCGATCGACCACGAACGAGGCGCGCCCGAGCGGGTGCACCTCGCCGTGCGGCACGATCAAAAGGTCCAGCAGGTACGCGGGCGTGGTGGTCACACCCTCCTCGTCCACCGAGTGGCGCGTGATCTCGGACAGGTCGACCTCGATGATGTTCATCGCGCCGGCGGGTACCTCGAAAATCTCCTCGGGCATGGGCGTGCTTCTCCTAGATCGGATTGGGCAGAACGGCGAGGGCGGGCCCGTTGCGAGCCTCGATGGCGTGCGGGGTCCAGGTGGCCGCATAGACGCCGTACTGCTCAATCGCGGCATCGATGGCGGCCTCGGCGAGGTCCTTGGTTTCATCGGGCCAGAGCCAGAACGTGACGCCCGAGCCGGCCCCGAAGTCAGCGAAGTACTCCTCGCGGTCCTCCTCGGTGAGCGTGTCGGTCCACGCGAGTTTCGACCGGTCGATGTTCCCCGCGAGGGCGAGCTTGCGCTCCTCGGGCGTCATCTTGTAGGCGGCCTCGGCCTTGGCGCTGCGTACGACCGTGGTCTTGCTCTTGGTCTTCTCGGCGGCCGCGGCGAGCTTGGAGGCGACGGCGCGGCGGAACGCGTGGTTGGGGCGCCGGACCTTGGCGCGCTTGCGGCTGGTCTTCTTGCTGGTCATCGGACCGCGGCGAGGAACTCGGTGAGGTCGGCGTCCAGGATCCGGAAGTCCCTCGGGTCCGCGTACGCCTCGGGGTCGTAGCCGCTCAAGTCGAACAGGTCCGAGTCGAGCTGGATGGTCCAGATGCCCTCGATGCGCCGGAACGTGACGACGTAGCTGCCGAGGAGATCCGCGCGGCCCTCGGTGATGATGACTCGGGCGAACGTGGCCTTGCCGTCGCTCCCGATGTCGCCGGTCACGTCGTAGCCGTCCGCGTTGAGAAACACCCACTCCCAGTACTGGCCCTCGGGTGCCTGATCGATGATCGTGTTGCGCATTGGCCTTGGCCCTCCTCGGTGCGGATGATCCCTCAATCGTACCCCCCGATGAGGGGGGAGACAACCCTACGGTAGATCGAACTCGATGTGCGCGCCGTCCAACTCCTGGCCCGGCATCATGAGCACCTGCGCCCACGTCGGCACGTCGGCCTGGACGTGCAACCGCATCCCCGCGTTCTCGACCTCCATCGAGGTGAACACGGACGGGAACGTGGTGGTGCCGTACGGGCTCATCCAGGTCATCTCGATCGGCACGCCGCGCCACCGCTCGGGCCGGTAGTCCTCCTCCCGGAAGATCTCGCCCGCGCGCGGCTCCATGTCCCACTCGCATGAGGTGTAGACCTCGTCATCCGGATAGCTGCGTCCTTGGTCATCGATCGGCATAGCGGCCCCCTCGGGCATAGGTCGAGCCGGACGCCGTAGTGGCATCCGGCTCGAGGGTCGGTCAGTTCCAGCTTTCCGGGTCCTCGTCATCGAACTGGAAAGGCATTCCGGTCTCCGGGTCCTCGAGGCCGCGGGTTGCGCCCTCGAGCTCGAGGGCCTGCTTTTTGTCGACCAGGTCCGACACGAGCGAGTCGTGCTCGGCGCCGGTCAGGTTCCCGGTGAGCTGCCGGCGAACGTCGGCGAGCTCATCGAGGACCTCGGTGTCCGCGTAAAAGCTGTACGGGCGGACGGTTGTTTCGGGCACTGGTTGCCTCCTTGGCAGGGGTTCGGATGATCAGCCGGCGTACGCGGTCCGGCGGTACTCGCCGTAGGCGGCACCCTCTTTCGGGCCGAGGTCACTCACGAGGGCGTAAAGCGCGCGCTGCGCCTTGGCCTTGCGAGCGGTGGCGCGGGCCCGCGTGTCGGCGTCGATGCCGCACACCTGACTCGCGTACTCGGCGTTGATCCGGGCCTCGAGGGAAACCATGTGCTGGAACCGCGGGTTGCTCTGGTCCGCCGCGCGCCGGTTGAGCTCGGCCTCGATCGAGGCGAACCCGCGGAACTCCCAACCCTCGGCCTGCAGCTGCAGGAGGTGGGTGGTGGACACCGTGCGGATCTCGGTGTCCGATTCGGCGACGGCGTCCGAGAGGGTCCGGGTGGCGGTGGTGGTCGACATGGCGAGCTCCTCGAATCGGCGTGTTCATGCTGATTCTTGAATCTTACCCCCCTCATCGGGGGGACACAAGTGGGTAGGCGGGTGAATCTCTCCCCTTTCTCAGGATGGTCTTACCCCCCAAGGCGGGGGGTGCCTTACGCTAAGGAGATGAGAATCCGATCCATCGTTGCGGCCGTCGCCCTCATTGGGCTCGCGGTCTCGCTGGTCCGCGGGGACGGCCTCGCGGCCGGTCTGGTCGTGGCCGCCTACGTGGTCTCCATGTTCCTGCGGGATGCGGTCCGCCGGCGGACTCGCGAGTCCAACTGGAACGCGGTCCGCTACAACGTCGGCGCCGTGAACCCGCACTACGTCGTAGAGCCGGGTGACCCGGAATGACGCTCGCGAACTACACGACCACCGTTGCCGCGGTCCGGTCCGCCAACGAGATCACCAAGGACCTGGTCCGCGCCGGGGCCCGCGGTATCGGGTCCGAGTACGACCCGCAGGGCCGCATGGTCTCGATGATGTTCACCATCGTGGTCGCCGGCGAGTCGTACGTTTACTTGCTGCCGGTCAGGACCGGCGCAGTCCAAGCGGTCCTGATCAAGCAGCGAGTCGAGAAGCGGTACCAGACCCTTGATCACGCCGAGCGGGTCGCGTGGCGAATCCTGCGGGATTGGGTCCGGGCGCAACTCGCCATCATCGAGACCGAGATGGTGGCGCTTGACCAGGTCATGTTGCCGTACCTGCAGACCGACAACGGCATGACCGTCTACGACCGGTGGACCACGAGGCGCGAGCTTCCCGCCGGCGGGAACCAAGGAGACTGACAATGCGACGCCTGCCCCCCATGAGCGTCTCGCGCCTGCGCTTGTTCGCCACCCTGCCGGTCGCCTCGGCTGCAGTCATCTCGTTCGAGTCGGTTCGCCATCTCGCCGAGATCGCCGGATTCGGCAACCTCGCGTGGCTGTTCCCGCTCACCCTGGACGCCGCGGTGGCGTTCGGGACGGACCTCTGGATCCGCCGCGAGCGGTCCGCCGCAATGAACCAGGCACGAGCCCTCGCGCTTGTGGGCATCGTGCTCTCCCTCGCGGCCAACGTGGCGGACCACTGGATCTCTACCCGGTCCGTGCTCGCCGCGGTTCTTGGTGCGATCCCGCCGGCCATCCTTGCCGCGATGCTCTCGGTCCTCCATCGGCACGCGCTCGGCGAGTCCAAGGCCGGACCGCCGATGGTCCCCGAGTCCGCGGTACCCGAGCGGACCGAGTTGGGTCCGCGCAACGGTGCGGACCGTGGACGGTTCGGGCGGGCCCGGTCCGGCTGGTCCGATTACGCCGAACCCATCGGGCCCACGCCCGAGCCCGCGGACCGGTCCGAGATCACGCGGTTGGTCTCGAGCCCGGACCGCCCGGCACGGACCGCGCCCAAGCGGACCGCTGCAGCTGCCCGGACCATCCGACCCCGGACCGCAGGCAACACCACCTCGAGCCCGGTACCGCAGGACTCGCAGATCGTGGAGTGGATCCGGTCCGAGTCCAAGAGCGGACCAGTCACCAAGCGGTCCGTCATCACCCGCTGGTCCGTTGGATCCGGTCGGGCCCTGCGACTGATCAAGGAGGCCACCGATGGCCAAGAAGACTAAGCAGCAAGGCGGGGCCCTGGATGTCGCGTGGGGGATGATCATGGCCAAGGTCGCGGTATGGGCCGGCGCCAAGATGCTCCGTGGATCCAAGCGCCTCGCGTTCCGGTGGCGCCGGGCCCTGTCCCCCGTCTTCTTCGGGTTCGTGATCTGGCTGGTCGCAGCCGTCGCCAACCTCACAGTCCCCGGGTGGTGGTTCGTCGCGCTGGTCCTGCCGGCGTTCGGCGTCCCGGTCGCGTGGTTCGGTCCGCAACTGTCGGACCGGTGGGGCGCGATCGTCATGCGGCTGGTCCCGAGCGGCCTGGACTCGGGTAAGTCCGGGGTCCTGGACCGGCCGGTGGAACGGATCTACTTCGGCTCGCTGGTCTCGCTGATCGGCGTATACCTCGCCGTGCGGACCGGCGCCGGACCGTCCGAGTTCTCAGGTTGGTTCTGGAAGATCGGTCTTCTCCTGTACGGCGGCTCGTGGTGGTACCACCGGCGAGTCCGGACCGCGGGTCGCGCGGACAAGATCGCACGCAAGTTCGTGAAGCTCGCGGACCGGGACCGCTGCCCCGAGACCCTGCGCCCGTTCGTCGGGTCCAAGGTCACCGCGGTCCACGGCAACGGCCGAGTCGCGACCCTGACTATCCGGCTCGCCGAGGGCCTGACCATCGACGTGGTCTCGCGTCTCGTCAAGCCGTTGGCCTCGTACCTCAACCTGCGACCGGGATCGATCTTCGCTAAGGAGGACCCGAACAACGCCCGGACCGTGGTACTCACTGTGCTCCCGTCGGACCCGTGGAAGGGCAAGATCAATCACCCCATGCCCGAGCCCGGCACGGTCTCGCTCAAGGAGATGGGCAAGCGGTTCGCCATGGGCTTGCTCGCCGATGGTCGCGAGTTGATCTACGACCTGCAGCACACGTTGGTGGTTGGGCAGACCGGCTCGGGTAAGTCGATCTGGCTTCACTCGCTGATGACATGGCTCTCGGCTGCCTCGGACACGGTGCTCGTGGCCGTCGACATGGCCGGCGGGGCGACGCTCGGTGTGTGGCGCAAGGTCCTCGCACTGCCGCTCGCCGATGACCTCGAGTCCGCCATGGTGATCCTCGAGCGCGTGTTCGCCGTGATCGAGCTGCGTGAGCGCGTGCTCGGCAAGGCGAGCGAGGACGATGACGAGGCCGCGGATTCGTTCGAGCCGAGCAAGGCCCACCCGTGGTTGGTGCTCGTGATCGATGAGTTCCCCGACCTTCTCGCCGAGGCCAAGCAGCAAGGCATGGAGAAGATCGTCATCACGCTCCTCTCGCGGATCGCCAAAAAGGCCCGTAAGTGCGGGGTCCGCCTCGTGTTCGCGTCGCAGAACGGCACCAAGGTCGACCTCGGCAGCAAAGAGCTGCAGGCGCAGCTCAAGGCCATCGTCGGCCTCGCGCTGGATGCGCAGCAAAACCGCAACCTGTGGGGCGAGCTCGGACGGCTCGGCTGGAACTCGACCACCCTGCGAGAGGGCCAGTTCCTGTTGCGCGATGACAAGCACTCGGTCGCCGAGCCGGCCAAGGGGTTCTTTGTCCCGAACAAGGAGCGTCGCCGGCACGTCCTCGCATCGGCTGAACTGCAGAAAGCTCTTGAGCCGGCCGCGTGGGCGGCACTGTGCGGCGTGTCCGGCCCGATGGTCATGCCGGCCGAGGCGTCCGAGCCCGAGGAGGAGATCCTCAAGTTCCTCACCCTCGAGGGGCCGGCTCGGGTCGAGAAGCTCGTGGAGATGTCCACTGTCTCGCGTGCGACCGTGTACCGGCGCCTCGCTGCGTACGAGGCGAACGGGCGCGTGCACAAGGCGGGTGGCATGTGGCGCGCGGGCCCGGCGCCGGCGGGTGCGTCCGAGGACGAGGCCGGCGCGGCGTAGCCGTCTCAGTCTCAGGCCCTCACACGTAATGTGCGCAGACCTGAGACCTCTGAGAAGTGAGATCAACATACCCCCCACCAGGGGGGATACATCTGTGTAGAGCGATACAAAAAGGCCCGAGGCCCGGCAGCTATCTCGCCGGATCTCGGGCCTTTTGGCCGTTCGTCTCAGGTCACGCGGCTCGAGCCCGGCGGTTGACCGCGGCCCGGATGGACCGATCCGACGGCATCCGGTGGCCAGGGTGCATCTCGCGAAGCTTGCGACCCACCCCATCCGAGGCCGCCTGCAGGTGGTGCGGCCCGATCTCGTCCTCGGTGTGTCGGGCGAGGATCTCGGCGTACTCGGCCACGAGGTCGGCGATGGCGATGAGCTTCACGGTCAGGCTCCTCACTCCCACCCTCGAGGCGCCGAGCGCGCCACCGGTGGCCATGTTGCACGGGTTGCACGCCGGACGGATGTTCGCGCGGACGTAGCGGCCGCCGAGGCAGCCGGGGAAAATCCTGTCCGCGGTGACAGTCGAGTTGTCCAGGAAGACACCGCAGCGGTAGCACGGTGCCTTCTCCCCGTCCCCGAATCGCTCGAGCAACCACGCGCGTCGGCGCCTGCGGGTCTCGGTCGAGCCGCGGTCGTCGGCGTTCGACGTACCGCGGGTGCATACCGGCGTCGTCATATCGACACCCCGCAAGCGCAGGTGTCGCCGACCTTGTCGCCGCGGCTCGTGAGGTGGTGGTGGCGCTTGGCCCGCGGACACTTGTACGGCCACATCCGCGTGCCGAACACCTGCAGGAGCTCGGCGGCACAAGCGACGGCAGCCCCATGGTTCGGGTAGATCACCTTGCGGTCCCCTGCCGTACCGGTGAGGTCGTCACCCTCGGGCACACCGCGGCATCGCCTCAACCCATGGCCGTCCGCGGTGGTCTCGGCGTGCTCGCAGAGGATCCCCACCATGCGCTCTTTGTCGGCCTCCTCGATGACCTTGCTCATGCGACCAGCCACCCAGCGGCGTCTCCGACCAGCGCCCACCACGGGCGACCGGTGGCGGACACGGTGGCCGCGGTCATCGCAGCGAACGCGAGGGCGAGCACGAACGTGGCCACCGGCTCGCCGACCTTGCCGCCGGCGCGAAACCGCATCCACTGCGGGTAGCCGACCGAGCCCCAACGCTTGCCCTTGACCAGCACGAACGGCCACAACGGGTGAGGCACGCCGGACAGGGTGCACGCGTCGCCGATGAACCAGACATGCGCGAGGCAGCCCACGGTGATCCCCGAGCCCACGAACGCGGCCCACGCGGACGCCGGGGTGAGGGCGATGACGCCGCCAACGCCGGCGCCGTGCACGAGGGCGAACAACGTGGTGTGCGTGAGGGTGCGGTGACAGCCCTCGGGCCGGTCCTTTTCGGTGCGGGTGGCCTGGTAGGCGACCCGCGACAAGAACATGTAGAACCGGCAGAGGAGCCAGGTGACCGGACCGAGGCAACGCGAGATCGTGGACGGCCGGTGGTCGATGTCCGGCCATAGTGCGAAGACAGCCACGAGGAGCGCATAGGAGGCCACAAGGCCTACGCCGCGCACACCCTGGTTCGCTCCCACGATCATGGGCATTGGCACGAGAGGGGCAACCAGGAGGCCAGCAACGCCACCGCTGATGAAGTGCCCTTTCGCCATCATGCGGACCACCCCGGACGCAGCTCATCGAGGAGCTCACGCGCGGCGGTGTTCGCGCATCGGCCATCGGCGGTCTCGCCGTAGTGATCCTGGCAAGAACCGTGGTGGTCGAACGAGCACGTCTCGTCATCCACCATGCACTCGAGCAAGTCGAGCGCGGACGACAGGGCATCGAGACGGAACGCCTTCTTGCGGCCCATCACGCTCGATCGTCCAGTTCGTTGAGGCGCTCAACCGTTTCCTCGGCGAGCTTCTGTCGGTCATAGGTCGGGTCCTGCAGGTGGTTCCACAATTCGTAGCGGATGTCGCCGATGGCCACGATGATCTCCATACGCGTCATGCTCATGAGACACCCGCCGATTCCGTGACCAGCCGGGCCAGCGACTCGCGGGCCATCTGGATGCGAGCCTCGCGCTCGGACGCGGTGAGGTAACCGAGCGAGTGGACCTCGGACAGGTCTGCCGTGATTTCGTCCAGTGTCGCGAGCATCTCCTCAAGACTCATCGGGAGGCCCTCTCGGTCACGTACTCGGTGTTGCGCAGGAGCTCATCCCACGAGAAGCGACCCGAGTGCGTGCGCTGGCCGTCTTGAAACCAGAGCCAGTACCGGTTGTCTGCGGACGGCGCGAAGCCCCCCTGTTCGACCACGTAGAGCCAGGTGCGGCCGTCAACGTCCTCGACCGGCGGATGGTCGGCCGGCTCGGGATCGCCGGCGCGCCACAAGCGCGGCGAGGAGAGGCGAGCGAGCTTGAAATCCTCGATGCGGTTGATGTACGCCCGAGCCTCCATGCCGATGTCACTGGCAGGGGCATCCTCGCCAAGGATGCGGTTGAGCAGGGTGACGCCCTGCGAGCGGTCCGCCTTGAGCGACCAGATGGTTTGCAACCAGTCGAGGGCGGTGTGCGTGTCGATGTGCTCGGCAAGGGCAGCCTCGATGCGCTGCGCTCGAGCGAGCGCCGCGCCGGGGACGCCCTCACGGATGAGGTTCTGGATGTCTTCGCGTGTCGGGCGCAGGCCGAGGGGGTCGGGCTCAACGTGCTCCCACTCGCACTTGAGTGCAGGGCACAAGATCACTTCGGAGTACGGCGGGTATTTGCTGGCAGGCATGTCGATCCTCAGAACTGGTTGCGCGGGACCCCGAGGTCCTGCTTGTGGATGAGGCCGTGATCGTCAATGAGCTGGACGCCCTCGATGCCGTCCGCGCGATACGGCGCCGCGAACAGGTTGAGGTGACCGTCGTAGGTGGCGAGGTGGGCGGTGTGGCCGAATGCCGATGCTTCCCATACGTGGACGCTGCCGTCCACGATGTGATTGGCGGGCCAAGGCTTGGTCAACATGCCCCGATGTTACCCCCCAAAATGGGGGGACGCAATAGACACGCGGGTTACGCGGTCTCCCCGAGCATCCGCCGCTTGCGGAGAACCTTTTGCACGGTCTCGCAGTCCTCGCGGTAGAACCGGCCGCCGGGCGAACGCCAACGCCCATCGTGCATCTGCGTCCAGTCCGCCGGCGAGTGCACGTCGGTGCGCTCGGTCCGGTCCCGCGGCGCCTGCCACTGTCGGGTGGTCGCCAACGGGTCCGTGTTGTCCACCTCGGTCAGGGCGTCCAGCTCGTACGGTTCGCCCTTCCAGCGCGAGTAGGCCGCAACCTGCGCCTCGGTGAACGCCGCTTGCAGTGCGCCGAGGAGCTGCCGCGGACCGGACGCGACCACCGCCCACCCTCGAGCCTGCGGGGTGCTCACGCGCATCCCGCCGTCGGGCATCACATCCAGCCGGATATCCAGCGAGCGCACGCGGTGAGCCGGCGCAGGCATAGGCAGCGCCGGGGCCGGTCCCACGGTGCCGTCCGGGCCGGCGCGGTGAGTCTCGCCCTGTCGCCTGATCTCGGTCACGAGCGCCTCGTGGTCGCCCCTAGGCGCTGCAGCTCCCCGCCACCGCCGGCCTGCGACGGTCGCGCCGGCACAGAGCCTTTAGACCGTTCCATCGAGGAGTCCCCGAGGGAGTTCGACATCTGGTCGAGGCCGTGCACGTAAGCGTCCATCCGGTCCGGGGAGTCCTGCGATTCCTGCCACGCGACGCATTGGTGCACGAGCTCCATGTGGAAACCGACGTGGTGCACGCGGCCGGACTCGTGCAACGGGGCAACCATCTTGGCCCGGTACGTCTTGGACCCCTTGGCCGAAAACCCGCGGACGGGGAGCCCGGTGGCCGCCGGCAGCGCGAGCACCTTGGGCACGTGGTGCCAGAGCTCGGCAAGGTCGAGCTCGAGCTTGAGTCGCTCGGCCGGCTCGGCGTCGTCGCGTGCGAGCTCGGCCACCGCTTGCTGCAGTAGCTCGCCGGGTGCGGAGATGGGCCGACGGCTGTTGACATTGCTGCGCCGGTCGAGTTCGTTGAGCTTCCTGGCCTCGCGCAAGATGTCTTTCCACGCGAGCTTGGCCGAGCGACGCAGGCCCGAGAGCGACTTCTCGTACTTGACCGCGGTGGCGCCGTGCTGGAGCGCGAGGAGGAACGCGACCCGGAACCAGCGCGCGACGGTCATGTGCCCTGATTCGTCGGCGAGCACGTAGTAGTGCTGATCGTAGGAACGGCCCACGCAGACGATGCCGGCCTCGTCCCCATCGCCCTCGTTGTCCGCGGGGTCCACGAACACCTCGACCTTTTGCAGCTCGGGCGGGGCGAACACGCGGTTGTTGTCGAACCACTCGAGTTGGAAGATCCCGCCGGCGGGGGGCGATGGCTCGGCCTGGTAGAGCGCTGCCCAAAACCGTTCACCGACGTTCTTGCGGATCTCGTGCCACTGCTCCACGGTGCGGCCTCGGGTGGACGTGAGGAACTGGCCCGGCTTACGCCCGAGTGGATCTTTCTTCTTGGCCTGCGCCGGGATGATGAGGTGCCGAAACCGCGGGGTGAGGTTCAAGTCGTCCTCGCGCATGAGCGCGCCGATGAGGTCGTCCTCGTGCCACCGGGTTCCGATGATGATCATGATCGCGCCCGGGGACAACCGAGTGGTGACCACCGAATCGAACCAGTCCCGAATGTGCTTGCGTTGCTCGGCACTGTCCGCCTGCTTGGCATTCTTGATGGAGTCGTCAATGATCATCACGTCCGCCGGCCGGCCAGTGAGCGCGCCACCGACACCGACGGCGATCATCCCGCCGTTGCGCCGGCCCGGTCCGTCTATCAAGTTCCAGTTCGTCTGTTGCGCCCGGTCAGGGTCGAGCAACAGGCCGAGGTGGTCATCCTGCGCACGGCTCGCACGGTCACCCTTGTAGCCACCGCCGTAGGTCTCGATCATCTGCCGGACGGCGAGCCCGGACCGCGCGGCAACGCCTTGCTCGTACGACGCGACGACGATGCGTCGGGTCGGGTCACGGAGCAGGAGCCAGAGCGGGCCGGCCGTGCCCATCCGCTGCGTCTTGCCCTCCTGCGGTGGCGTGCTGATGATCCAATTCCGTTGGAAACCCGAGTCCGCCGAGATGATCACCTTGTCGAGCGCGGTCATCATCTCGGTTTGGACCGTGTCCGGCTGGACGAACTTGGCCAGGTGGCCCGGTGAGGGGAACTCGGCGAGCGCCTTCTTGCGGCGAAGGATCCGGTCTAGGCGGATCTGTGCGAGCCGGCGCTCGGCGGGGTTGAGGTCATCCAGGCGAGCGCGCACTTGGGCCTCAAGGGAGGCCGTCACCCTGCCGACTCGTTGTCGTCAGGCCGCTGGTCGATGATGAACACGTCCGATTCGAGCAACCGGGGGAGGCTCGCCTCGGCCGATTCGATCAGCTTGACCACGTCCGTAACGGTGTTGTCGATGCGCTGGTTGGACACCTGGACCTGGATAGCGGCCTTGAGCCCGAGGAGGTCCGACTCCTGCGAGGTGATGCCGAGGATGATGCGCGAGGACTTCTCATCGCCCTTGAGGGCCAACGGCATGTGCGCCTGCTTGAGCAGTCGCAGCGTCTCAAGCGTCGTCGTAACGAGAGACTCGCGCGCGCCGGCCTCATCGATCATCCGGGCGAGCTCTTTGTTGTAGAGCTCGTTCGCCGCGGTCCGTTGCATCTTGAGCTTGGTGGCCGCCTCGGTAATGGTGTCGCCCGAGGCCACGAGAGTCACGAGCTGCGCGGCGCGAGCCCGCATCTGGACCGGCGTAGCCCGAGGCGTCGTCTTCTTCTTGGTGGTCTTCTTGGCCGGCGCTTTCTTGGTGTCGGACGAGGGAACGGCCCTCAAATTTGTCCGGTTCTTCGGGGGCAATGCTCTCCTCCTGTCGCGAGACGGCCTGGAATTCTCACGCGACCGGCGAGCGGTCCAACCCTGTAACGAGGTGCAATGCATCGAGGACGCGTTCGGGGTGCTCGGCGTTGACGTACTCGCAATGCACGTCGGCATCGGTGTGCACCATGGCATCCCGGGCCGCCTGATAGAAGTTCGCCGCGCGCGTGCCCTGCCCGCGGACCCACGCCTCGTTCTGTCCGCCACCTCGAGCCTGCCGGCGAGCTGCAGCGCCGGCGGGGTCATGGAGGTAGACCACGGTGAGACGGGCGTCCGCCTTGATAACGGCCTTGATCATCCGGCGGTTGGCGAGGCGTGCACCCTCACCGAGAATGAGGCAGGTCTCGGCGGCCGCGGCGCCGGACGTGAGCCACGACTCCACGCCGACGATCGCGGACATGCTCATGGCATCGGTTCCGGGGAACCCAACGGGGTGCTTGCCCTCGCGCCGGCCGAGCTCCACAGCCACGTCCAGGCCGTCTCGCGAGAGGGTCTCACGGGCCGGTCCGCCGGCGAGCTTGTGAGAAACCACGCGACGCTCATAGAGCCGAGTGAGTTCCCCGAGGGCGGTTGATTTCCCCACGCCGGGCTCCCCGACGATGTACACCACGTGCGCGCGCTCGGTCATGATCGGGATAATACCCCCGGAACGCGGGGGAGTGATCTAGCCGAGATCTAGTAGACCTCGCCCCACAACCGATGCGTAATCCCGGTGCCGAACGTGACGCCCTTGACGATGGACTGCACGCCGGTGAGCACCGCAGTGGCAGCGCTCGAGCCGGCGAGGAGAGCAAGCGCGCCGGTGACGTGCACGGGCGCGGCACTCGCCAGTGCACCGGCCCACGAGGATCCGGCCGGCGTGGTGACCACGGCGACCACGAGGTGCCCGTACGGGATCCAGAGGGGCGCGCCGGGAAACGAGAGCGTGTAGATGTCCGAGGCCACCGAGGCGAGGACGCCCGAGTGGATCACCTTGAGTTTGGCCTGGTCAGCGCCGGCCAAGATCGTGTATGACCTCGAGCCGGCCGCGGTCCCTGCCATCAGCCGCACGCCGTAGTAGTAGCGCCCGGGGCTGGTCCCGAGTACTCCCTCCTGCGAGCCGGTCGCCACCGGCGAGAGGTCCTTGCACATCGACCTCGGGAACGGCATGAGCGGGACCTCGCCGGTGGGCGACCAGGCCGGCGTCCACTGGAACGGCAGCGTTCGACCGATGAGGACCGGCTCCATCTGCGGGGCGAGGTAGGCCGCCTGCGCCTGCGACGCGATGGTGTTGGGGTGCGCGCCGTCCGAGGTGTAGCCGGGCGCGTTCCACTTCCAGCTCGTGGCCCCATCGGCGATCAGGCCGTGCCAATCGAGGATGGCCCGGACGGGGTGATCCTTCTGGCCCGCCTTGACGGCGACGTTATCCGGGGTGTTCATCAGGCCGGCGTCTTGTGAGATCCACATTGAGACGAGGCCATATACCGAGGTCAGGAACGTCGCATCGTCTGTCGGGTACTGCGTGGTGGCGATCGTGCCGCCGTTGGTGAAACGGGACTGGTTGGCCACCGTTGCCCACGCGTCCGAGCTCGCCGAGATGGGCGAGAGCAGACCGTGGTACAGCGGGGCGCCGGACGCCGCGGCTGCTTTCCACATGCGCTGGATGTACGCCTGCGCGGTGGCCAAGGTGGCGCCCGTGCTGATGTCGTTCAAGCCCATGTTCGACACGATCGCCGAGCACCGAGCGAGAACCGAGGCTTGCCAGGGATGGTTACCCGGGACGTAGCACTGTGCCCGGTTGCCGCCCTGCGCCACGCGCCACCATCGGGCACCGTCCAGCGCTCGAGGGAAGATCCCGCACGGCTCGCCGTCTCGGTTGTCCCCGCCGGATCCCTGGATGAGGGAGTCCCCGAACAGCGCGACACATCGCTTGTCCTGCGAGTTGCCGGTGACCGCGGTGGCGTAGGGGATCTGCAGCCAGTTCGCGTTGTTCGGCGCGTCGGCGACGGTCGTGTTGCCGTTCGTCTGGTTCGTGACACCTGTGTCCGGCAGCGCCGAGCCGATGGCCGGCATCCCGCCGGCGGCGTCCACCACCCAGTCCACGAACGTCCCGTGATTCGAGGCGCCGTTCGCGCCGGCGTACGGGATGTAGGTGCCCGAGGTGGCGCCCGAGTCGAACGCGCCGAGGACCGCGATGAGGTCCCCGTACTGGACCGCCTCGAGGAGCGGGACAGGGAGCGAGCGCTTGTAGGCGCCGGGGGCGAACGGGATGGTGCCGGCGGTGTCGGTCTGCCCGTCCCACTGGACGGGGTAGGTATTGACCTTGCGCCAATACGCGGACGCCGCGGCCGGCGTCTGGTTCGTGCCGGCCTGGATCGCTACCCACTTGAACCCGCCCGAGGTCACCTGGTCCGCCACCGCGTAGGCCGTCACCGAGGACCAGGCCGAGGAGCCCGAGACGATGCGCATCTTGCCCGCGGGGTACTCGACCGACATGCGCACGGTCACCGTGTTCGGGCTCGGCAGCTCGCACGAGGCGTCACCGGCCTGCGGGGTGACGCTCGTGTAGATGTTCGCCCACTCGAGTTGCAACTCTGTCGCACCCGGTGAGATCACGCGGAGCATCTTGCGAGACTGCCTACAGCGGGTCTGGATGAGCGCCGTTGAGGCCGCTCCCCCGTTGCCGTTGAAATGCGTCCCGGTCGCAATGGGCAAGTAGACATCCGCGGCGTCGTCGACGTAGCGACGTGTCGCGGGCTCGGTGGCTCGGCTCGGCGTCGTAACGCCGCCGAGGAAAGTGCGCGGCATCGATCAGCCCACGATCTGGAACTGGTAGGCGTTGGTGACGAACCCGTTGGGCAGGTTGATCACCATGTTGTTGGCGTCCGTGCCGCCGGCCGGCTTGTTGTCGACCTCGACCTGTTGCCCGGGGTCCGCGCCGGCGCTGCCGAATCGCAGGGTGAGCGATGCCCGCGTGTTGTTGAGCGCGTGGTTGATCGTCACCGCGATGTAGCCAGTACCGCCCGAGTCCGCCGCGCCGACCGTGTAGATCCCCGCGGTGGCCGTCGGGATGTTCCCGACAACCTTGCGCGCGACGATCGTGGGGTCGACACCTGCAGCCGCGCCGTCCGCGCCGGTGGCCGCCATGCCGAGCCCGGGGACGAACGCGACCTTGTTGCCGCCGGTGACCGCGATGCCGTAGCCCGCGGCGATCGTCATGGAGAACGGGGCCACCCACGTCTGCACATCGGTGTCCACGATGATCGCGCCGTTGGTGCCGGTCCCCGTCGCGGTCTGCATGAACAGTGTCCGGTTTGTACCGTTGTACGCCTCGACCACGGTGCCGGCCACGATCGCCTGCGTGTTGCCGGTCGGCGAGTCAGCCGGCCGAGTCATCGGGACCGCGGCGCCGTTCCACTGCCAAAGCCCGTCCTGAATGTGGTTGGTCTGGTTGGTCAGCAACGTCCGATCGCCGGCCACCATCACGCGGCCGTTGACGTTCGCCCCGGGCGCGGCGATCGAGACGTTGGCCAGAGCCGCGATCTCGGCGTGCTCCTTGAAATCCATCCCGACCTGGATGCCGGCGAGAGCAGCTTGGAACTGGCCATACTCCACAGCCTGTCCGCCCGAGGCGGCCGCGGCGAGGCCCGAAAAGTTCTGCGAGTTCATGTTGACCGAGGCGTTGGGCGCGAGCATCGAGGCCCACCGGATGGCCTGGACCGCGGCCGTGAAGTCCGAGATGGTGCCCGCCGTCTGCGAGCCGGTCATGCTGCCGCGGTCTCGCAGGTCGATCGTGACGCCGGCGATGCGCACCTTGACAGTCGAGTTCGTGGAGTCGTACCAGATCCGCCCGTCCACCGGCGTACCGCCCGGGTTGCCGGCGATCATCTCGAGCACGGCGTTGAGCCACGGGTGGTTAAGGAAGTCGACGTTGGCGTCAAATTTACGTGCCATGATCAGGCCCCTTTCAAGAGCAGTACGCGCGTCCTGAAACGGGCGATAGGTAGGTCAACAACGTGGTGTTCGCGTCGATCTCTCGCCGCTTGTTCCAGCCGATCCAATCGGAGTCGACCCCTTGCGAGACGCCCTCGTAAGCCTCGATGACCGGCGGGTAACCGAGGTTGTGCACGATGGTCCAGAACCGATCCGCGGTGTTCTGGATGTGCGTGTGCCGGCCCGAGGGAACGGTGGGCCCGCTGCCGTTCTCGCCCGGGGGGACGTAGACGAGGAGGTCTCGCAGCTCGAACGTGCCGGCGCCCGGCATCCGAATGGTCCACTTCTCGCCGTCCGGGGCACACGTCTCGTCTACCAGGTAGTAGGCGTCTGCCTGCTCAAACTCGCTATTGGCGAGGAGCTCGGCGGACCAGATGCCCGTGTGGTCAGTGTCTACAGCGAGGCGCTGGATGACCTCGCCCGAGCCGTCCAGGAGGAACGGGTTGTTAGGCGCGATGAGCGAGATTCGCACGGTGAGGTTGTTGAGTCCGCGGCCGGCGCCGTCCATCAGCGAGTTCTTGACGGTCCCGCGTACTGCCACCGGCCACCTCCTCGATTATGAGGATCACTCTAGGGGTGGCCTGGTCACGCGGGTCCTCGGAACGCGGGATCACGATGGACGAGGTCCGGCGAACATATCGCCAGTTGTCATCGGGCCAGACGCCGCCCTTGACGAGGCCATCGAGGACCGGCTTGAGGGTGTCGCTGATGTTGTCCGAGTCGGCGAGGCGCTGCGAGCCGGGGTACCAGGCGAGCTCTACATCAGCTCGGCCTACGCCGGCTAGGCCCACCGTGTTGCGCCAATGCTTGGCCAGGATGATCACGTCATCGCGGACGGCGCGGTACTCCTTGTGCGCCGGCGACCAGTGCCCGCGCTTGTTGGCGGACAGCGGGGGCCGCACGTATGGCAGGGGAAGCACCCACGTGCGGCCCTCGCTCATCAGGCAGCCCGGACGGACTGGCCCGCGGCGTTGACCGGCGCGACGACCTGTTGCCGAACAAACGCGGTAAACGCAGCCGAGACCAGGATCAACACGAGGGACTGCTTGTCAGGCGACCAGTGCGCTCCGAATGCCACGCCGAGTGCGAGCACGGCTTGCACGATGCCGAGGAGTGCCGGCAGGAGCGCGTCACCCTTGACTGCCCACGCGGTGATGAACCCCGCGAGCGCGATGGCCACTGCGTTGATCACGCCTTGCTGCGTGTCGGTCAGCTCGAAAAAGAACCCGCTCACGCCCTGGACCAAAGCGGCGATCAACGCGAGCCACACTGCCGGCTCACGGCCAAAGATCAACTTACCGGTCATGATCATCTCTTTCGGTTGGTCGTTCACGCACACCACACGGTGCACGGCTGGTTCTTCACGGTGAGGAGCGCGGACACGTACCGCGTGCCTTCCGGCACCGTGACCGGTCCGGGCCGGTCCGTGTCGATACCCACGGGGCTCGGGCTGGTCCCCTTGAAATTGCCGCCCTTGTCGCCCTGCGTGTCGCCGATAAACCAGAGCTGCCCCTCGACAGTCCCCCGGAAGCCCGTCCCGAAGAACAGTCCGCGCTTACCGTTGCACGGGACCTGGGTGACCTGGTTCTCGCCCGGCTGTAGTTCCTTCACTTCGATTTCCTCCTCGGTTGATGCCGCGATCGCGTCGGGGCGACGGTTCCACAGGATGTCGCCGCGGTTGCGATCCACATCCCCGGTGATGCCCGGCACGCGGCCGGTACTCGAGTACTGGTGCACGTCGTAGGGCACGGTCAGGGAGCCGCCGTAGCGCGCGGCCCACACCTTGAGGTTGGTCACGCCGGCCGCCTTTAGCGCCTCGCGCACGGGCTTGAGGATCCCGCTGAGCATCGAGTTGTTGGCGTACAGACATGGCGTGTAGCCACGCTCGGCGAGCCGCAAAAGGAAGCGGGTCGCGAACTGAATAGCCGCGGCGTTCGGCGCGAAAGGATCCTCGAGGTCGAGCGCCGGCGCGAGGTCGAGCGCACCCTCGGCGAGACACCGACCGATCAGCCGGTCCGCTTGCGCCACCGGGTCACCCGGCTGTGCGTAGTGGTAGCCGCCCATCGCGATCCCGACCGACCGGCCCGCGCCGACATAGCCGTAATCGTCGCGGTTCGTGTTGCCGTCGGACAACTTGATCCAGGCGAACTCGATGCCGGCGCGCTTGACCGCGGGCCAGTCGGTCACCTTGTTGTAGAGCCCGTAGAGGTCTACGCCTTCTGCCATGGTCGGTTGCCTTCCAGAGGTGGCGCCGTGGTCGAGCATGAGTTTACCGACCATCCCCCCGCACGAGGGGGCATCACGCGGGGAACGTCGCCGAGGGCCGGTCGTAGTACTCCATCGTCGGGCGCCACGGCAGGAGGCCCGAGTGTCCGCGCTGTAGTCCGCTCGGCCAATCGCGCTCCTCGCGGTGACCGCGCCACGCGATCACGTCCGCCGAGGTCTCATCGTCCTTGTTGCGACGCAGGCCGATCCCGAACTCAGGCCACCCCATGAACACCGCCGAGCCGCGCGGCCGCATGAACCGGTCGCCGTCTTGCGACTTGCCCTGTCCCGCGTGCGCCTCGATCATCATGGCGCAGCGGTGGCGCGTACGGATCCCGTCCAGCGTGGACAGGAGGGCGGACGCCTGCCGTTCGTCGTTCATGTCCGCGCCCTTGTGGAGCTTGTACAGCGGGCCGACCATCAGGATGTCCGGCGCCGTGCTGCCCACGAACCGCTCGAGCCATGCCGAGTCCGAACCCTTGAGCAGATCCAGACCCTCGGGCCGGAAGTCGATGAACAGCCGCTTGGCCCAATCGACCGGCGGCAGGCCGAGCGCGTCACGAGTCGAGTCGACTACCGCGGTGATGCGCCGCCAACGCCGGCGCGCCTGGCTCTTGCTGTTCTCGCAATCCACGATGGTGACCCGGAACTCCTCGTTGCCGTCCGCGATCGCCTCGCCCATGAACGGGTGGATGGACGCTGCGATGCACGCCACGACCTGTGTCATGAACTCGGTCTTGCCGAGACCCTCCTCGCCGGTGATGAGCATCCGGTCCCCGCGCTCGAGCAACCCCGGCACGAGCCAGTCGTACTCGTCCACGGACGCGAGGAGGTCGGTGAGCGTCGGGGGATCGACGTGCACACGGCTCGCGGCGTAAGTGACGAGTTCGTCCAGCGTCGCGCGGACTCGGCTGATGACCTCGGCTACCGGGGTGGGCTCGCCGTGCTCCCACTCGGCGTCAAGGTACTGCTGTTGCCGCTCGAACTCCTCGGCGAGGCGCCGCCGGCCGTAGAGCTCGCAGATCCGCTCGGCGTACTTCTCGGCGTGGTCCGCGGTGTACGGCGAGGCGTACAGCTCGAACAGGTAGTTGCCGGTGATGCGAGACAGAAGCCCGGCATCCTCGATCTCGGCGAGCACCGTGACCGGGTCGATGGGCGTCCGCTTGACCAGCATGTCGCGGATAACCGAGGCGAGCGCCTGGTTGCGAGGCTGCCAGTACGCCTCGTTCGGCACGGACAGGAAGAACGCCGCGGCACTGTCGGGGGTCGTGAGCATCGATCCGAGGAGTGCGCCCTCGGTCATCAGGTCGTACGCGTTGTGAGCCATCAGCGCTCAATCCTCATTCCGTTTGCGGTGGTGGCCTGGACGCGTCCGGCAGCCTGCGGGGAGCGCGAGGGGAGCTTGGGACCGCCACGCAGGATGTTCGCAAGGCGTTCCGCAGTGAGCGTCCAGTTGTTCTCGGCGATGTAGGCGAGGGCCTTGCCGATCGCGTCGTCCGAGAAGTCCCTGACAACCGCCTGCTTGATGATCTTCATGAAGGCCGCGACGTTGCCCATCTTGCCGAGCCGCTCGTAATGCTCTTGGGCTAGCCGAGTCGCTCGCTGGTTGACCGTGAGGACGGCCGGATTCGCCTGGTCAAAAGCCTGCTTTGGAGGAGCAGGGATCAACGCTTCCTGGTTCCCGTCCGGCGCGGCAGCGTCGGGAATATCCTGGTTTTGTTCTCTCTCTAAAAGATGGTCTCTCTTTGTCGCGGGTTTTCCGGCATCCGGTTTTCCCGGCGTCCGGGAAACCGGGGTCACGGTGCCCGTCGTACGGGTTTCCGGGGTGGCGGGCTCACGGTGCAACACGTAGTCCGAGCCGTCTGCGAGGCGGCCCTTGTCGTCGCGAGCCTGCTCAACGGTGAGGTAGCCGAGCACGCGGAGTTCGCGCAATCCCGACTCAATGGACTCCTTGCCGTCCTTGGCCGCGCGCCCGAGGAACTCGCGCGTCATGCGGAACCCCGAATCGTGCGAGGCGAGGTAGGTCACGAGGCCCATGGCTTTGAAGCTCAACCGGGTGTCGCGCACGATGCCGCGGGGGACCATCACCCAGCCGGGATCGCCCCAGTCGTCGGAAAGTCGAATCCCACTCATCGATGGGCCGCCTTGCGGCGATTGCTGGTACCGATTGGTACAATCACGTCTGTTCTCCTTTGGCGAGGGGTGCGAACGTGCCAGGGAAGTGATGCCCCCTGACACGAGGATGGCCCGGACTGGTCGAGTCGTATGAGCGACGTAGAGACCAACGAGCGGCGGGTACCTACGGGTACCCGCCGTTTCGCTGTTCTGGGGGACGTAGCCTCACGGTGGTTTCTCGCCTCCTGACCTGTGCCTAGGACGCGAGAGGCAAGTGCCGGGCGAGCCGTGTGAGCCGGCTCCCCGGTGCGCTACGAGCGTCCGAGAAGGCCGATCATATCCCCGCATCGGACCGACCTAAAAGAGGCTCTGTGTCGGCATGGGCGGCGGCGTTTCCCGTACCCCGTACAGAGAAACCACCACCTCGTACCCGAGCTCGGTGATCTGCCAGACCCGGAACTCGCTGCCTCGATGCTCCTTGGTCATCTCGGTGGGACGGACGTAGCCGGACCGCATGAGCTCGCCGCGCCGGGGCCGCTCGCTGTTCTGGTCGATGCCTAGCTCAACCTGCAGCTCGTAATCCGTCATGTCCCGCGTGGCGAGGGCCTTGAGGATCTCGCCACGCTGGCTACCCGACTTCACGGCGATAGCCCCCGCGGCCGCCTGGCTGGTCGCGCCTGCGTCTGCACGGACCAATCCGGGCCGGTTACCCGCGGCGGCCGTGTGAAGCTCATCTAGGGCATCTGAGAGCCGTTGTACTACACAGTCCATCTCGTGAGCTGCGCCGGCCTTGACCTGCGCGAGGGCACCGGGGCCGCGCACCTGGTCGAGATCGCGGACCAGCGCGAGGGCCCGCTCGGCGCAGGCCATCGCTTTCGTGAGGTTTTCGATCATGACCCGTTCTCCTTGGTGTCGAACGCGGCGTGCTGCAGGGACTCGATCCGGGCCCGCAACTCGAGGATCTCGTCTCGCAGCATTCCGGCGACGGTTGGCCAGTGCGACGCGTTGCCAATCTCGGCGCAGTTCATCGCCTGCTCAAGCAGCATTCTTTCTTCCTGCTCCTCGGGGCTCATCCGGTCACGTCCTCTACGACGATGGAAAGCGCGCGACCGTCGGGCGTGTGCACGGTGAAGCTGTTGAGCTCGGTCCGGTAGGTGTCGCCCACGGGCCAGTCCGAAACGATCATGCCCGCGGTCATCACTTCCATCACCGCATCGCACGCCTCGTAATCCGGGTTCACTTGATCAGCCCCCAAGCCTCGGCGGCAGCGTGACCGCGGCCGGTAATGAACTCGCCGTGCACGAGGCCGTCATGCGCGAGCTCGTGATAGGCGGTCTGCTCCTCATCGGAGAACTCCCCATCGCCGAGTACGCCCATGAGGACCACCTCGAGGACTCGCTTGCGCACGTCTGTCGCCTCGATCGTGAAGTCATCCCGCTTCGCCTTGCCGGTCAGAACGTCCACCACCCATCGAAACCCTCGGGCGTCGCGGGGTAGTGCTCGAGCATGGGCTTGAGGATCTCGAGGTGGGCCGCCTGCTTGTCCAGCTCCTCGGCTCCCCAATACCCGGTGCCATCCCATCGGCCGGCGCAGTTGCCGCCGTACCGACCGTCATCGTGGCGCTCGAGCATCTCGATGCCCGTCGCGGGCAACTCGTCCTGGAAATCCCAGAGCGTTCCGATGCACGCCACCGTGTCGCCTCGGCGCCGGCGGAACCACACCGCAGTGATCCTGCAGTCGTAGTAGCTCGCCCGGTTGGTGGTGCGCAGGCTGGACAGGTCCACCGCGTACGGCCGCTTGCTGATGAGGAACTTGTCCGAGCGCTTCACTGGTCCACCTCGAACCCGAGTTCCTCGCGGACGTACTTGGCCACCTCGAGGGCGGCGATTTCGCCGGCCGTGTCGTAGTCGCTCGGCGCGCACATGTCGAACGCCTCGGCGATCTTCTCGGCGATGTTTCGCAGGTGTCCCGCGGCCGGCACGACGCCCATCATTTCGTGGCCTTGGGCTGGACGCGCTCAACCTTGACGCCCTTGTAGTTGACCGTCTTCTTGATCGCGCCGGTCACGATGGCGCTGATCTTCTCGCCCCCGGGGATCCGGGCAAGGAGCTTGGCCGTCGCGCGGACCTTGGTGACCTGCGGCTCGAACTTGCCCTGTCCGGCGTACTCCTCCATGGCCTCGGTGAGGAGCTCGGCGAGCATGGTTTGCGCGTCGTCGCCCTTGCCCTCGAACTCGGCCTTGAACATGCTGGCAATCATGTTGTCGTACCGGCTCATGATCACGAATGCGAGCGCAGACTTGAGCGCGTCCTTGTCAACGCTGTACGTGTTCGAGGTGTCGAGCCCGATCTTGAGATCCGTACCGTCGATGTCCGGCACGACGTAGCCGCTCGTGGGTACGCCATCCTGCTCACCGACGGCATCCACGAGGACCTCCTCGAGGGCAAGTCGTACGTCACCGCTGAAACCCGTGAAGGTCCGGCCGTAGTGCTTGGCCACCTCCTCCATGCTGCCGAGCCGGCGAGCCATGGCGTAGGTGTCCTCAGGCGTCTCGAACGTCTTGCCCTCGCGTTCCTCGGCGATGACCTGGTTGAGGCCCAAGCGAAGGAGGCGCGCGAGGTCCTGCGTGGCGGGGACCTTGCGCCCGTCGTGCAATACGAGGTCTGTGGTGGTTTCTGGCGTGCTCACTTGGACCCTCCAAGGTGGTCGGCGTAGCCCTGGATCTTGGCGTAGTCGGGCGGCCCGAGGCCGTTCTTGTTGTGGCGGCTGTTCCGGTGGGTGAGTTGGTGGATGGCCAACGCGAGCGAGTGCTTGCGGAACGAGGCGGCACCACCCTTGAGGAAACGCTTAGCGGACTCGATCCCCTCGGCGTGCTCGAGCGGGAACTCCGTGCGCGCGGCGGCCGCGAGCTCGGCGTATTCCTCGGCAGTCATGGGCGGGGTCTCGACCTCGACCCGGTTCTTGGGCTTGGTCATTTCCGCACCTGCGCCCACTCGGCCACGATCACGCGGTCACAGTCGAGCCCCACGGACCGGTCAAGGACGACGATGCCGATGCACGGGATGCACGTGTGCAGTACCGCGGCGTGGCCTTCCGGCGTCCCGTGCTGGTACGGGAGGTAGAGGTTGACGAGGACCTGTTGCCCGACGGTCTGGCAGTACTCGCAGTCATCGCCGAGCCTGTCGATCTGGTCAGGGAAAACCTCGCGTAGTTCGATGAGGAACGAGGGGCAGCCGGTCAGTGCCGGGGTCTCGATCGTTTCGGTGTTGCTCTCCATGCAGATCATCTTACCCCCCAATTCGGGGGGACACAAGTACCGGACATGGCAACGCCCCCGGCGAGGGGGACCCCGGGGGCGTTCGCGTTCGATTATGCACACCTAGCGTGATCAAATAAACGAGGTGCACAGCGTTTGTTACGTCCAGGGAGTAACAAACGCCGTGCACCTCGAGGTCTAGCGGTAACAGATCGTCACGCGATCCCTAAAACGGCGGTTCGTCGGCGAACCCGCCACCGCCCTGGTTGCCGCCACGCGACGGCGCCGAGCCCCACGGGTCATCATTCGCCTGCTGTTGCTGCCGCTGCCCGCCACCCTGGTACTGCCCGCCCTGTTGCTGCCCGCCACCCTGGTTGTAGCCCCCGCCACCGCCCGAGCGCTCGGCCTTTTTCACCTGCGCTATTGCCCACGTGAGGTCCGGGCCGCACGCGTCCGCGGTGATCTCGAGCGTGTAGCGCGTCTCGCCCTCGGGCGTCACGTACTTCCGGTTGTTCAACCGGCCCTGGACGATGACGCGCATCCCCTTGACGATCGTCTCGGCGACGTTCTCGGCCATCTGCCGCCACGCGTTGATCCGGTACCAGGTGGGCTCGCCGTCCACCCACTGGTCACCCTGCTTGGTCCGCGGGGTCACGCACACCGAGAAGTTCGCGACGGCCGCACCGGACGGGGTGAACCGCAACTCGGCATCGCTGCCCGTGTTGCCCACGATCGTGATGACTGGTTCGTTTGCCATGCTGTTGCTCTCCTTGTTGGTGGATCGGGCAGGCCATCATTTGATGGGATTCTTGGTCAGGGCCCGTAGCTCGGGCCACCGATGGAAACGCCGAGCGAGCGGGCTACGGTCTGCAGTCCCATGAGCTGCGAGCGCAGGGAGTGAAGCGAATCCCGGGTAGCGCGCACGAGCATGTCGGCCTCGGTCTGTTCGTAGATCTCCCGAGCGCACGCAATCCTCGCCTCGGCCTTGCGCTGGTCCTGCGCACGCGCGTTGCTCGTGGAGACCTTGAGCTCGTATTTCATCATCAACGCGTAATCGGCCTTGTGCAGTCGGGAGAGCTGTTCCCGTAGGAAGTAGTCGCCGTTCTGCAGCTTGCGCAGGATTTCGAGGATCCCGATCTCTACGTCCTTGGGCGTGTAGACCTGCGTCGGGTCGAGCGGTGGCAAGAACCCCATGACGGGGTCCTGCGAGTCCGGGTCAACGGGCAGGATCGGCGTGCCGCTGCCGGGCTCGGGACCGGTGACCGCGAGCGCCTTGCCCTCGGCCGGCGCAGCTGCAGCCGGCGCGTCCAGCGGGACCACCTTGCCGTTCTCGTAGTACTGCCCGCTTGCTCCGCTGCCCGAGTAGTCGGCGTGCTGGTTGCACAGAAAGTCGGGCGACTCGGGTCCGGTCCGGTCCGAGCATTGGTCCATCGACTCTTGGCCGTCCGGCACCATCGCGTCGCACCAAATAGACGGGTGTTCGGCGAGCTCCTTCTCGGACTCGGGCGCGATGCCGAGGTTGACGGCGAGCTCCTCCTCGGTCATCGGAGGAGTCATCGCCTGCGCCTCATCCGCAACGCCGAGGTCGGTGAGCACCTCGGGCGCCGGTCCGTGGCCCGCGGCCACCTGGTCGGCCTGCCACTCCTTGGCCGTCTGGTCGCCCACCATGCCGCCGGCGTGCACGCGGACAGGGATGTCCTCGTGCACGGCGCCAAACTCGCCGAGGCGTTCCCGCGGGTTGTCCTCGACCACCTCTGCGTCCACGATGTCCGGCGTCGGCTCGGTGACGGGCTCCTCCTTGCGTTCGTACGTGCCGTAGGCGCCGGTCTTTGGACCCTCGGCGGCGTAGTCATCAGTGCGCGGCGTGGCCTTGGCTCGAGCTGCAGCCACCGCGGCGGCCGCCTTGTCGAATGCCTCGCGGCCGCGGGCCGACTTCGGGCGCTGCAGCTCGAGCGGAGTGGGGTCGGGTTCGTCCTCCTCGGGCGGCTCCTCGACCGGCCACCCGAGGACCTCGCCACAACCACACAGCACGCCCGCGCCCTGGTCCATCGAGGCCGGGCCGAACCTGACGGTGTGGTCGACGTGCTCGGGCCAGTGGGCGGCGATCATCTCGATTGCGGTAGCCATCAGTAGAGCCCTTCCGGCTCGGGCGGAAACTCGTTACTGGTAGCGGCCGGCGTCGCCTGCTTGCCGAGCAATCCGCCGGCCGCGGTGAAACGGACCTGCAGCGGGACGCCCTCATACTCGTAGCCGAGGAGACCCTTAGCTTTGGCCAAGCCGATGAGCTCGTTGAGCCGTGCGAGGTCCACGTTGGGCTGATTCATCGCCTGGACGAACCACCGTGCGTTGGCGTGGCGCTGTTCGGCCTGCGTGAGTTCCGGCTGTGCCGCCGGCGGCTGCGGTCCGGCCGGCCGGTTCTGCGGTGGCCGCTGTTGCTGGCCCTGGGTGGACGGCCCGCGGCCCTGCCCGGTGGGCCGGCTGTAGTCGCCCTGGTCGTCGCCGGGGCGCTCGGTATCCGGGTCCGGGTCATCGGTCGGGATCATGAACGCCTGCGTAAGCGCGGACTTGATTGCGTTCGTCATCGCCTTACCGGTGCCCTTGTCCGAGTTGTCCTTGCCCTCGCCGAACGAGGAGGCGTGTAGCTCGGACCCATCGACCAGGCTCGTGAAGACGTAGCGCATCTCGAGCCGGGCCGAGGTCCATTCCACGTAGCCGCTGCCCGAGGGGTACGGCTTTTTGTCGGTGCCGTAATCGGACGAGACCGTTTCGGACTGGACGAACACCCCGTATTTGCGGAACGCCACGCCGAGAGCGAGGGCCACATCGGAGTACTTGCGGAACGAGTAGTTGCCCGATTTGCCGCCCTCGTACTGGCCGGATTTCGGGATGACCGTCACCTCGCGCATGACGTGCCAGATGGCGTAGAGGATGTGCTTGCCCTCGACCAACTTGGGCTCGGGAATGGGCATGGCGGATTCTTGCGTGGCAGGCATGTTGACTCTTTCTTACGCGTGGGCGATGGTGCCGTGCTCGAGGTACTTGAGGAGGTAGCGCTCGAGCGCAGCGGGGACGGATTCGCCCGACTCTTCGATGCGCTTGGTCGCGTCCCGCTTGGTGTCGGCCGGCACCTTGAACCGGATCCGCTCTCGTTCCTCACCGTAGGGACGAGGCTTGGGCTTGAGCACGCCGAGTTCGATTACCTCGGGCGCATCGACGGGGTAGACCGACCAGGCTTCGCCGGCGTCGGCGAACGCCTCGTTGCCCGCGGCGATCGCTGCCGCACTGTTTGGGTAGGTTCTTTCTCCGATCCACTTCTCGTCACGGATGATGATCCAGCCGGTGAGCGGCTTAGCCTCGGCGGCTGCAGAGAACAGCGAGGCGCGAGCTACTGCGGCGAGGCGTTCACCCTGGCTCTCTGCCATCTCGAGGGCTGCGGTGTAGATGTCTTTGCGCACCCAGAGTTCGACGGTTACGAGTTTGCCCGCGGCCGCGAGGACCTTTTCGGCCTCGAGGACCTCCTCGGCAGTGGGGGCCCTGCCGGCTTCCCCTGGCTTTGCTGTGTTCATGTGGGGTATGTTACCCCCCTCATCGGGGGGACACAAGAGAGGCCACGCCGTGAAGGTCACCAAGCCGAACTGGAACAAAATTCGGGAAGCGCTATACGAGCGATGCGGAGGGTACTGCGAGGTGAGCGGCCGCGTGCTCAATCCCGCCACCTTCTCCGCACACCACCGGCTACCCAAGCGGATGGGTGGCCGGAAATACGACCCGTTCCGAGATGCCCTGTTCAACCTCCTGGCCCTGGACCCGGACACGCACAACGCGGCGCCGCGCGGTGGCCGGTCCGTGCACGGCAACTCGGACTGGTCGCAACCGTGCGGCTACCTGCTCTGGGATTCACAGGACCCGTTCGAGGAGCCGTTCCTCTTGATGGGCCGCGAGTGGACGTACCTCACAGCCGATGGGCAGCACAGCAAGGAGAAGCCCGAATCGCGGATAATCGTCCCCGCGTAACCCTTGCCTCCCCCCACATTGGGGGGTAAGATATGGATATGGCCACAGAGAAGAAGACCGGAGTCACCTACAAGCGCACCTCTCGGTGCCGCAAGGTGACGGTCAAGCCGCTCAACGGCTGGTCAGCGGAGCAGGTCCGCACCTACGGCCTCTCCATCAGCGAGAACACCGTAGACACCGACGTGACGTGCTGGCACGAGGACCGCATCGTCCGGGTCTACCGAAACGGCCGGATCGTCTGATGTACCAGACCGAGCGGGGCGCGCTTCTTGCCCGGATGGAGCACTCGTGTATCTGTCCCGGCATGTGGATTGTGGAAGGCCATGATCTAAGCCGACGGACTACGGGAACCTGGTCCGTATACAGCCCGGCAGGTGAACTGATAGCGATCGAGAAGAGTTTTACTGCCGCGCTGCAACGAGTGTCTGCGAGCATCCCGTGACAAGTACTCACGCTTGCCGCCGTTGCGGGCTACCTGTTCAAGTGTGGGCAACTCGCAACGGCCGGACGTATTGGAAGCATTCGTCGGGTGGCAAATCGAAGTCGTCATGTGGCAAGCGCCCAGACCCGGTAGCCCGGCGTAGGGCACGAGAAAACCCCGGGGTCGCCGTACCCCGGGGTTTCTCTTTGGAGAGTCAACACGCCTGCCCGGCATGTGTCCCGCGAAAGGACACCCCGAGTGTAACTCGCTACCCCGGGAACGTGCGGATGGTCAGGGCGTCCTTGATGGCAGCGCCGTCGCCGCTCCTCGAGATCGTGCGCTTGATCCCCACCACCGAGCCGTACGCGACCGTCGTGCCGGTCATCCCCGGCGCGCTTGGCTTGTCGGCGTCCACGATGCGCACCACGTCCTGCAGTTGCCGGCGGGGATCCCCCACCACCTCAATCTCCTCGAACGCCGTCTGCGGGTTCTTGGTGTCGGCGAGGAGGGACGCGCCGAGCGAGCGGAGCCACACAATGTCTTGGTGCCAGTCGTCCGCCGGCAGGTTGTAGACGCGCTCCTTGTACCGCACGATGCTCGTGGCATCACGCAGCGACTCGGACACGGTGGGCCGCTCCTCGATGGTCGTGCCGGCGATCTTGAGGAACGGCGTGCCATCGTCCACCGCGTACTCGAGCGCGGGGTTGCCGCCTCCGAAGTTGTTGGTGGCGATCCGCATGTGCCGCGGGTTCTGGTCGGTGTCGGCCCATCCGGTGATGCCGTCCACCGCGAGCCCGCCGGCCTGCGGTGGCGGAAAGTTCGCCGTCCGCGAGAACGGCGCGTAGGCGGTGAACCCGTCTTGCCAGAACTCGGGCTTGTAGTAGTCCATATAGGACTGCCAGTAGAGATCGGGCGGGGACAGGCCGGCGTCGTAGCCCTGCGCATACGGCCGGTACGTGACGCCGCCAACGCGGATGCTCTGGACATCCGAGAGGGTGACGGGCCAGAGGATGTAGGTGCCCGGCTGGACGAGGAACTGGTCCGCCTTGGTGGTCGCGTAGATGTTCTGGTACGGGACCGCGACCTTGCGCACAGCGACGAAACCGATCTCGTTCGCAATGCTCAAGTAGGTGGTCTCGGGCGCGAGCTCGCCGACCTCATCGAGGGTGAGCTCGAACGCCACCGCGCCCACGGTCTGCCGGCCCTTGATCGTCTCGCGCGAGTCGAACGTGAGGACGCCTTGCTCGGTGGCGTAGAACGCGCCGAGTTCGGCACCCACCACCTTCTGCACGATCTCGCCCGACGGGTCCGATTCGACGTTGGGCATCCACATCAGCCGTTGGCCGGCGAGATCGATCTTGGCCTGATACCGCGGGTCGGTCGGTGGCGCGCTCGGTGGCTGCGGGTACGAGCCCACAAGGAAGTTCGGCATCCCGATCCACTGGACGTATTGGACGGGATATTGCGAGTCCACGAGGCAGGCGTTGGTGGACGCTTGGGGCCACACGTAGGTGAGCGCGCCGAGCCCGCCCACGCGGCCGCCGTTCGTGTTGTTGAGCACCAACGCGCCGTCGATCCAGAGGGTGGCTGTCACCTGCGTAGAGGTGAACTTGACGGCCCACGAGATGAAGTGCCACCCGGTCGTGAGCGCCACCGGGTTGACCCAATCCCACGTGAGTTGCCCGCTGCCCTCGTTCGTCACCGACATGCGGACCAGGCCGCTGTCATGGCGGACCGAGGCGAACGCGTTGGCCGGATACCGGTTGCTGCCCGAGAAGTTCTTTTGCAGGTCGGACAGGAAAAACTGTGTGTAGGTCTGTTGCGCCGAGCCGAGCGTGCGATCGATGTAGACCCACATCGATTGCCCGAGGAGGTTCGAGTTGTTGGGCCCGAAGATCGATACGTCATACCGGCCGGCTGCCTGTGCCGAGCCGGCGAGCTTGCTTTGGATCACCGAGCGGGCCCCGCCGTTGTAGAGCCCAAGGTTGGTAGCGCCCTTAAACGCCGGCCCGTACTTGCCCTGCGCTTTCGACCAGACCTCGGCCGGCTGCCCGGGGGGCGAGACCATCGGCGTGTTGTAGACCCCGGTGCCGAACGTCCAGACGTTCTCGTAACTGGTCGTCCGCTCCTGGTTGATGGTGCCGATCTCGGGCAGGGTCGAGCCGCGCATCGTCCACGCAGCGAGCGCCCAACCATGCCACTGCGGGCCCTCGTAAAATCCGGACCGGCGCATGATGTTGTCGATCACCCAGCACATCGACCCGGTACCCGAGTTCGCGATCTCGTTGCGCTGGACCGCGGTGCCGTAGGTCGGCGCGACCACCTCGTTGCGGTACGAGTCGACGGCCCACCGGTAGTTGGTGATGCCGTTCTCGAGCTGCCCAACCGCGTCGAAACAGACGATCGTCACCGAGCCGTCATGCCTCGAGGGCTTGGCCGAGTCGACCCACCCGGTGATCTGCCGCGTGGTCGAGAACCCGTCCGAAGTGATGGTCTTGATATCGAGGACCATCGGGGTGTTCACCGCGCCACCGGTACCGTAGATGCCATAGCCGCCGTACGGGCTGAATGCTCGCCAGATGGGCGTACCGTCCGCGAGGTTACCCGAGAGCTTGATCGTCACCTTGGCACCTGAGTAGCCCTCGGTGGTCTGCATTCCGGATGGGATCACGCCGGCGAGCTCGCGCTCAATCACGGCCTCGTCAAACACGTCGGACAGGTCCGAAAGCGGATCCGAGTACGAGCCGTCGCGTCCCCAGTCGAATGTCAGGAACGTCCCGAAGTACCGTTTCTGTCCGACCTTGAGCGCGTCCGCGAGCGCGGTGTCACCGGCGTTTTGCAAGTCAGGTCTCCTTGAGCACGAGCGACGGCGTGGTGTATCGGCCAACCGGTTCCCGGTCACTGTCCATCTCGGTGAGCATCACGGTCGGGACGCCCGTGCCGAGGGTCCAGTCATCGGGCAGCACGCCGGGGTTGAGCATCCACGCCAGGGTGGTGAACGTGCCCGCGGCGGCCGCGCGGATCTGGACCCGGACGGCGACGATGGTGCCATTGCTCGGCGGCGTGTAGGTGACGTAGCGCCGCGGTGGCGTGCTCGCGATCACCACCGTTCCCGTGACGGCCGCCTGGGGTGCGAGCGCAGCGTTGTACGGGACGAACTCGAGCGACGGCGCGCCGGCCTGCGCATAGCACGAGAACGTGAGCGGCTCACCCGGAATTACGGGAATGAGCGCGGCGTCCGTGAGCACGTTGGCCGCGGCCGGCACCCACTGCACAGCCTTGCTCGGACCGGGCGAGAGGATCGCGTCCCGGGGGAGCAGTACCGCGGTGGCCGTCGGATAGGTGAGCGGGCCGGCTCCCGGGTTGATCCAGTCTGTGGAGTTCGCGTTGAGCGAGATCGGCGCCGTCCCCGTGCTCGAGATCCTCGCTCGCAGCCGGTTCGTACGCGAGGTGTCGATAAGGTAGAACGGCCCGGTAATCGCGTCGGTGTAGAGCATCTCGAACCAAGACAGGGCCCGCGGGGTGAGCCCATCCATGTCGACCTCGTACAGCCGGCGCCGGCTGAACACGTCCTTGGTGACGCGACCAGAGAGCGGAGCGTGCTCTACCCCGTTCTCCACGAGCGTCGCCGAAAAGCCTTCGCTCGGAATGTCGATCCGCATGAGTCGGCCGAGCGGCCCGAGGTGGATGGACTCCACGGTCACCTCCTGCGTTCGTCGGTGGTCTGGACTTTCTTGATCTGCGAATTGGCTTCACTCGCGGACACCACAACCTGGACCTTGGTGAGCTCCTCGGCGAGAGCCTTGTCTCGCGCGGCCGCCTGCGCCTTGAGGTTGGCAATGAGGTCATCGATCCACTGCGGACGGACGTACCCGGGCGGTGGCTTGTCGTAGAACGAGGCGGGGACCGTGGTGCCATCCTCGGCCTGCAGGTCGGGCCGGTCGTCGGTGCCGATCTTGCCGCCGATGGAGAGCGCGCCGGCCTGCGTCACGATGGCCCGATTGATCTCGGGCGCGACGGTCCGCACGAACTGCAGCACGCGGGCAAACCGCTCGGCGAGGCCCTCGTGCAACCCCTGCATGATCGCGTTGCCGGCGGGGATGAGGAGGTCGCGGTCGTAGGAGAGCGGGCCCTTGAGGCTCTTGATCTTGTCGGCGATCCCGCCCACGAAGTCGAACACGCCCTTGACCGCGTTCTTGATCCCGTTCAACAGGCCGTTGATGATCGCCTTGCCGGCGCCGAGGAGCAAGTTGCCGAGGTCCCCGAGCCGGTCGACAATCCACCGCGGGATCCCCTTCACCCAGTTAAGGAGGTTCTCGCCCACCTGCTTGGCGCCGTCTAAGAAGGCGTTGAAATGGTTCCGGGCGCCGGTGGCCAGGAGTGAGCCGAGGTTCTGGATGCCGGCGATGATCCGGCCCGGCAGTCCGCGCACCCAGACGATAAACTCGGCGGCCTTGGTGACGGCCATGTTGATGAACGCGATGAACGCGCCTCGCGCCCACTCGGCCATCATCACCGCGAAGTTGATCACGGCCGAAATGATCTTGCCGGGTAGCTCCTGGAAGAACGTGATCACGTTCGCGATGCCTTGCACCACGGCGTTGACCAGCCAGATGAACGCGTCAACCGCCCAATTGAAAAGCATCGGACCGAACGTGATGATGGCCTCGATGATCCGCAGGGGGAGGGCGATCATCGCCGCTATGTACCACTGGATCCCCTGGTAGATGGCGTTAAGGCCCCACTGCATGGCAGCGAGCAAGGCGTTGCCGATCACCGCGGGGAGGCCGGCGAGGAAAGAGCCGATCTTGCCCGGCAGCTCGGCGAACCAATTGCCGATGTCCTTGAAAAAGTTCCCGATGGAGTCGATGACGCCCGAGAGCCACGAGGTCAGGGCACCCCACGCGTCCTTGATCGCGTCCACGGTCGTGCTGATCACGTCCGAGACGAACTTCCACACCGTGTCCCACACGCCCCGGAAGAACTCGAGGTTGGTGAGCACCACCACCACGAGGGCGATGAGCGCGCCGATGGCGACGATGATCACGCCCACCGGGTTGGCGGTGAGGAGGACGTTGAGCACGGCTTGCACGATCGACCACGCGACGATGGCCGCGCGGATGGCGGTGATGACCGTGACAAAGATCTTGAACGCGCCGATCAGGGCGAGCACCGTGACGGCGATCGGGCCGAGCCATTCCATGTTGGCCGCGAGGAATTGCGCGAGACCCTGGAACGCGCCGGCGAGGCTCTGGATGATGGACACGATGGTGGGCGTGATGATCGCGATGAGCTGCGAGAACGCGTCAACCAGGTCCGGGATGGCCGGCCCGATCGCATCGAGTGCCGCGGTGAGCACCGTACCGAGCGCGGTACTGATGGCGTTGATCGCCGTGACCAGCGCGGTAAGCACGGCCTGCCCCTGCGCCGACTCCACGAACTCACGGATGCGCCCGATGACCTCGCCGAGCACGCCGCCGAGGCCACCGCCGGCAGCCTGGACCGCGGTGAACACCGCCTTGAGGATCGCGCCGAGGTCACCGAGCACGGCGCCGATCGCGCGGAACCCCTCAAGCGCGGACTGAATCCAGGCGGTGAGCGAGCCCGAGTCGGCCATGCGCTGGATGAGCGCGTTGAACTTGTCGCCGGCCGCGCCTGCCCCCGCGGTGAGCTGTACGAGGATCGGCATGGCCGTCGCGCCGATCTTGATGAACGCGGCGATCACCGGCGCGAGCGCAGCCCCGAGGTTCTGGACCACGCGCGACGTGCCGCTAAGGATCGCCTGTAGCTGCGAGGTGGCCGCGTTGGTCTTGACCATGATCGAAACTTTGGTGGCCACGCCACCGATGGCCGAGGCGATCTGCTGAAACCCTGAGGTGAGCTTGGGCAGCACGGTCCGCAAGTTGTTGACGGCAGGGTTGAGCGAGAGCTCGAACGAGGTCGAGACCTTGGACTTGAGTTGATCAAGCGTGGGATTGAGCCGATCGAACGCGCGTTTAGCGCCCTCGCCCCCGAGCTTGATCGTTGCCATCACGCCGGCCAAGGCGAACCCCGCAGGGACCGCAAGGAACATTGCGCCGGACAGGGTGGCCACGCCGGCGACGATGGCGGGGATGACGTTGGCCGCGGTACTCATCGAGGCGAACCCGCCGGCGACTTTCATGATGCTCAAGAACCCGCGGCCGGCGCTCGCGGCGAACCCGTTGAAACTGGTGATGAGCTTGGAGATCGACTTGTCTGCTTTGTCGGCCTCGTCCTTGGTCTTCTTGATCGGGTCCACGGGTGGCCGAATGCCGCCGAGCGCATCATTCAGGTCGTCGCTTACCTGCTTTTTGAGCCCGATAGTGTCAGCGTCGATCTTGATCGTCGCCTCGCCAATCAGCATTGGCCACCCCCCTCACTGTCCCGGTTCCGCACCTCGAGCGAGGCTGCCCATCATCGCCTGATGTTGAGGCGTTTGGCCCCACTCCGCACGAGCCGCCTTCGGGTCAACCTGCGCATCGCTCACGGTGAGTTGACTCTCGAGCTTCTTGATGTCGTCGTAGGGCGTTTCGAGGATCAAAACATAGGCAGCGTCTAGCCAGTGCTTGAGCGGTGTCCGCATATTGATCCCCGCGAGGGCAAGGCGACCCTCGACGTACGTCTTGTGGAAGGGCCCGCGCGCCGCACTCAGGATCGAGACGGCGCGGTGGTAGGGCGTCCGCTCGCCTTGCCCATCATGTCCTTCATGATCTCGGCAATATCTTCCATCCTGACCGTCGCCTCGTCCTCGTACATCAGGTGCAACAGCCGGCGCCGGCTCGAGCCGTTCGCGATGTCCTCGAACTTGGCGCGCTCCTCGCCGTCCATCCGGTAGCGCTGCCCGTCCGGCCCGTGGTACTCGGCCACGTGCGCCTCAAACTCTGCCGCGGTGGCCTTCTCGGGATCGAGCGGGTTGATCTCCTTGGCGGACCACTGAGACGGCGTGCCGTCCCCGTTGACGACCACCTTCTTGATCATGCGCGAGACCACCGCGGCAACCTTGGTGCCGTCCCCGCTCTCCTGCGCCAAGGCCATGGCCACGAGGTCACCGGCGTCCGACACGGGCCGCGCGGTGAACTCGTGGACCTCGGGCTCGGGCTCGCCGGTCATCTCGTTCTCACGCATCGCCACCAACTCGAACGGAACGAGTTCGACCTTTTCGGGTGCCATCGATCCGTACCGCTTGCCTGCCATGGGGTGCCTCTTTCTGGTGATGAATCGAGCGACTTCGCATAGGAAAAACCAGATCACGTACAGCTGCGCCGTGACGGACAACAGCGTCCAAAACGTCCCGAGCGCCCTCATCGCAGCGCCACCGGGAGCGACTCGAGCACAAAGTTGTTGGCCTTGGTACCGGGGTGCCACACCACCTTGGCGAACACCACCGAGCCGCCGGACATGAAACGGAGCCTCGGGTTGGGCCGGTTCGGGATGGCCCGGATTTCGTGCGCCGGCGTGCCGAACAGGATGTAGCCGAGGTAGTCCGTGGTGCCGGACTTCCCGATCACGACCTCGACCCACGGGCGCAGGGTGTTGCTGCGTCCCTGCCGCTTACGGCTCGTGGCCGCGAGCGTGCCGGTCCGCCTCGGCGCCTTGCGTTGCTGGAACGCCTGGACGTTCGAGGCGCGCCGATTGAGGTCCATCCGGATCGGACCCTGTCGGGCGTTCACGAACTTGTTGAACATGGTCGAGTTGATCCGGGTCACCTTCACGCGGATGGCCATTACGGCACCTCATCCCCCGTCATGAGCTCGAGGCCGGTGATCCTGATGGCCGCCTCGATGGCCGCATAGCCACCGAACGGGCCGAGCGGAGCCACCTCGCCGGCGTCCACGTTCATCTCCTTGGTCACCCACGAGGGCGGGCTCGAGGCGAGGTTCACCACCGCCTGCGAGAGCAGGCCCATATCGATGAGCTGTTGCCGGCCGGCCTTGTTCACCTCGGCGGGGTCCGGCGGCTGCCCGTACTCGCTCACCTTGGGCACGCAGCGCACGAGCTGGATGCCGTACGACACCCCGCGAAACGTCATCACGGACGCCGGCGAACCAGCGCGCGGCATCCCGCCGGCGTTGCCTTGCTGCGCACCACCGTTCGTGATGCCGACGCAGCCCACCATGAATTGCTCGCAGTCCCACGCGTCCATCGCAGGGACGCCCGGCGCGATGTACCGGCGCTCGGGCAGCGCTACGCCGTTGGCCGTGAAAAACGCCTCGATGTACTCGAGCGCGTTGACGGCGAACGGGAGGAGGTTGAGCCCCGTCTTGGGCAGATTGTCGGCCTTCACTTGGCGGCCGGCTTACTCACCGTGCGCCGAGGCTTGCGGCCGCGGCGGACAGGGGCCTTCTTGACCTCGGGCTCCCTGGCAGCCGGCGGCGGCTCGGCCGGCAGGGGCGTCACCGCGATCTCCTGCGGGAACACGGTCGTGGTCGCCTCGAGCTTGACGAGGACGGCGGGGAGGTTCTCCCACACGGGGTCTGCGGGGTCGGCGTGTCCCGAGAAGGGATCGTGCTCGCGCACGTGTTCGTTCGACATGTCGAGATCGTAGCTGGATCATGCCCCCCAAGTCAGGGGGAGCTAACCGCGTCTGCCCGAGGGAACATCCGGCGACCAGACCGAGCCACCGCGGCGGCGACCCTTGGGGTTCTCGGCGAGGAGCCACGTGTCAACGCCCCGGATGCCCGTGCGGCCCTTGTCCAGGAATACCGAGGTGTCCAGCGTGACCGTGACGCCCTGCCGGGAAACCGAGGTAGCGCGGTTCGGGATCGCGCACGTCGGATCGTTCGCCCACTGCTTGTAGAGCTCGATGACGAACTGGACGCAGGCCATGACGCCGCCGAGCGGGGGAGCGATGCCGCGGGCCGCTGCGACGATCGTGGGGCCGTTCTCACCGCACACGGGCCACGTGCCGCCGTCGATGCGCTCGAGGTAGCCCGAGCTCGACAGACGGTAGGCCGCGGGATCCAGCACGCCTGCTGCGGTGCTCACCGACGTGACCTCGGTGCTCGAGCTATCCAGCTTGAGCGCGGTAGGCCGCGGGTGCTCACCGGTGAACATCGGGCCGTAGCCCCACCCGAACCAGGCCCCACCCGGGATCCAGCACCCACACGACCATGCCGCGGCGAACGGCCACGAGCCCGTGCCGATCGCTGCCGGCGAACTCGCGAACGTCGTGATTTCCTCGCAGCCGATGCCGAGCCAGCGTCGGGCCGAGAGGTGGTACAGGATCTCGGACGCGTACAGGATGAGCGTCTGCCACTGCCCGTCGGACAGGTTCCCGCGGTACGCCTCGGGGATGTCAGACGGCTGCGCCCACGGACCACACAGGATGGATGTGTAGTCCGCGGGCGGGCCGTCGGGGATCGGGATGGGCGTGGTCACGGAACCTGTGCCACCACCGGCACGAGGCCGGCATCCAGATCGGGGAGCGCTGCCTCACGCACGTACTGCCAGACGCGATCCGACGGGTAGTCGAAATCGTCCTCGGGCCCGGTGCCCCAACCAGCGTTCTGGACCGAGTAGCCGTCGAACTCGGGGATCATCGCCTCGGTACCGCCGAGCACCCACGAGCCGGCCGGCACGAGGTAGGCGCGCGGCAGGATCCAGTGGAAGTAGGGCAGCGTGTTCGCGAGCGCCGAGCCGATCACCGCGCGCGACCAGAACTCGAGCGACACGCCGTCGGGCACCTCCTCGACCCCGGTCTGCGGGGCCCGGTAACCGATCTGGTTGGGGGTCGGCGCGGCATCCACGATGACCTCACCACCGATGAGGAACTGAGTGAGGTTCGGGTCCGGCGTGCAGATCTGCAGGCCCTTGATGGAACCGCGCTTGAGCGTGTAGGGCGCCTGGTAGTTGACGCACGCAACGCCGGTTCCGTTGAGCTGCGTCACCTGCTTGGCGTCCTCGTACTCGAGCCCGATCTCGGTCTTGACGAGAGCGTCGGACACGTAGGCGTTGCCGGCGCCCACGAGAGGCGCGCCGTTCGGGCCGAGCTTGGTAACGCGGATGCCGAGGGCAAACAGCGTTCCCGCTCCGTCGTATGCCATGGGGATCTCCTCGTTACGTGGTCGGGATTTCGATAGCGAACTGGCAGCACGGATCGAACGCCGAGGCGAACATCCGGTCAGCCCATACCTGTCGCTCGTTGGACTGCCGGTTGACCGTGACGGCCATTTCCGCCATGGTCACGACCGGCCCGAGCCGCACCTCGACCGGTCCCGTTGCGTAGGCCCACAGGCCCGGCAGCTGGACGCGAGCAACGCCCGGGGTGGTCGTGGTGACGCCTACGGCTGGCGCAGCCCCACCGGTCAGGCCGGCGCCGGATGCGGTCATCTGCGGGACGTTGCCCGGGGTGAGGAACGTGACCGTCCACGGGCCGCCGTTCGCGCCCGTCACCGCCACATCGCCCGGTTCCACGTTCGAGAGGGCCTCGAGCGCAGTGCGGACCGCGGCCGGCGCGGCGTTGAATGCGATCGGGCCGGTGGTCTGGCCCTGGTTGGTGAGCGTGAACGTGCCGCCGGTGGGCGCGCCCGTGATGGTCACGAGCTGCGCCTCGGTGGTGCCCTCGTCCATCGGGCCCGCGCCGGGGTAGCCGGCGTCTGCGATGACGATCGCGTCCGTATGCGTGCGGATCTCGTTGCCTACTCGCACGAGCTGCGCACCGATGCGGGTGATGAGCCGGATTGGCAGGTGTAGGAACACCTGTTGCCCGCGGGTCTTCTCGCGGGCCGTTTGCTCGAGTAGCCCAATGGCGTCCAGCGCGGACGTGACGGCGGTGGCTCCCGAGTCCGGGATGATCACCGCGTTGTCATCCGCGAGATACGGGTTGAGCACTGCGCCGTTGGGCGCCTCGTCCTCGAACGGTTCGGCCAGCGTGCCGGCGCCGGTCCACAGTTCGTTGGCCACCGCATAGCTTGCGACGGCCTCGGCAAGCCTGGTCACTCGAGCGTCATCGAACCCACGCTCGAGCGTGCTGCAGGTGTCCTGCACGCGGTAGCCGGACGGCCGGACGTAGACCGGTAGCGACAGGTCGCCCTCGGGAAGGTCCGGCTCGGAACACGGGCCGAACACCTGCAGGTTGGGGCACGTCTCGCCGCGGAACGCAAACCCCTCCATCCACCGGTTGTCGCTGGATCCGGGCTTGAGGGCCGAGGCGAGCAGGTTGGCGGCAGATTGGGGAGCCGCGCGGAACGCAGCAACCTCGGTGTACAGCATGTCTCGGCTCCTCTCGCCGTAGCTGGAACAGGAGCCGGCGCACTGTCGGGGTGCGCCGGCCGGCCATCACTTACGCGATGGTGTCCCAGTCAGCCGGGGCCTTGGTGCCCGCTGCCGAGCCGATCGGCTCGAGCGGCATGACGACACGGAGCGACTCCTTGCCGTCGAACGCGACACCCTCGAACGTCTCGACAAACGTCTGGTAGCGGTTCCGACGGTTGAGCGCCGAGTCCCGGACGAGTCCGAGGTCCAGCGTGCCGCCATCGAGGAACAGCCAGTCACCCTCGACAAACAGCACCGAGTCGACCGAAGTAGGCCAATCGGGGATGGCCTGACCTGCAGCGAGATCCGCGTAGGTCTGTGCGGGGATGACGACGCCGTTCACGGTGGCACCGGCGAGCCCGTCCAGGTGCCACGTGACGTTGACGCCGCGGGTGTTGAACCATGCCTCGAGCTGCGCCTGTGCGATCGAGAACAGCTCGGCCGGCGATGCCATCGTCATCCGTCGCGCGAGGTCCGTGCGAAGCATGTCGATGACCCATTGCGGCATGATCGTCCGCAGGCTCACCGAGCTGTTGAGGCGATGGCGGTAGCGGTAGTAGCTGATCACGCGGTCGTAGGTAGCGAGGAGATCGGCGATCGCCGAGAGCTTGCCACCGAGGCCCTTGACGACCTTGGAGCCGGCGAAGATGCGCGAGATCAACTGGTTCTCGGCGAACCGCGCCCACGCCACCATGGCGGCCTCGGTCGTGGCGCCCACCCACTCGGTGTCAAACCGAGCGGTCATATTCGGGAACTCGAGGCACATGTACGTGCTGTAGATGGACGCCTCGAGCACGCCGGGGCAGTCGACCGTGAGGCACGACTTGTAGACGTTGGTGTCCGGGTCCGCCGGCGGGATGACGATGGCCTGATCGTTGGCCTGCGTCCACACGCCGAGGCCGGTAGCCATGGCGAGCGCGTCGAACGGCGCGCGGTACTGGATGCCGCCTCGTTCGACACCGAACCGGGTGAGCGCGTCGCGCACGGGCCGGTCGGTGACACCGAGGACCTTGATGTCGTACTTGACCTCGAGCGGCAAGCAGAGCCCACCCGCGGCCACGATCGCGTCCGGGCCCTTGGCCGCGGCGATCCGGTCGGTGTTGTCCTTGGCGTTGCCGCCGAGCTGCCGGTCCTTGGGGTACGTGAACTCGACGTGCGCCACGTCCTGCCGGCCCTCGCCACCCGCGGCAATGATCCGGTCCCGCATGGCGTTCTTGAACGAGTTGAAATCGAGCTGCGTGCCGGCCTCGAACCCCGGGACGCCGCCGCGCACGAGCGTCCGCATCGCCACCGTGCCCGCGGTTTCCGGGGCTTCGGGGGAGCGCCCATCGTTGATCTTGGGCATGTTCGCCGCGGTCCGCGACTTGGGTGCGGTCTTCTTGACCGGCTTCCCCTTGTCGTCCACCTCGGGCGCCGCATCCGGGTTGTCCCCGCCCGGCACCTCACCGGCGGCACCCGGGTCCGGCACGTCCTTGGTGTTGTCGGGGGTCGGCTGCGGGATGTTGTCCCGGGCCGGATCGTGCGAGCCGTCCAGCTCGGCGAGGGCCGCGTTGCGTGCATCCGCAAGCGAGGTGCCCTCGGCGCGCTTGGCGACCTCGGCGGCGAACGCCTTGCGCTGCGCAACCAGGCCGGTGAGCTCCTCGTTGCCCTCCTTGGTCGCGTCCTCGAGGGCGAGCTCGGTGCCTCGCGCCTTGATCGCTTCCAGAGCCGCTGTGATATCGGCGTCGCTCGCGTTCGCAAGATCCGCGAGAATCTCGGCAATGCGCTTCGGGTCCACGGTCGGCCCCTTCCATCGCTAGTCATGGGCGACGGGGGCCGGATGGTGCTTAGAGCGCCTGTCCGTAAGCCACTTGGAGCGGCTAACGCACGAGTGCCCCGTCTCTGGCGACCATGCCAGGAACGGGGCACTCAGTGATCTGGATACGCGGGCAATACGCGGGGTCACACGCGGAAGGTGATCCCCGTGCCGGCGTCCTCGGTGGGCGGGAACAGCTCTACGCGCGAGGTCCTGCAGGACATGCAGATCTCAAACACGGGCAGCGCGCCGAGCATGGAGGCGTCGGTGTGCAGTGCGCCCGGCTCGGGCACGAGGCCCACCGGAACCCACTGATGGGACAGGGGAATATCCGAGATGATCCCCGGGCACGCGCCATCTCGTTCGACTGGATCGCTCACGCCAACCACCCGGTCAACGTCTCGCGGCCAAGCTCGGAAATGCGGACCGCGCCCTGATCGGCGAGCATCTCGTCACCGTTGATCCGATCGAAGAAATCGAGTTCGGCCATGCAGCGCATCCGAACGTTCTCCATGAGCCCGAGCTCGCGGACACCTCGGCCCGACTCATGCACGCGGAAGAACAGCACCTCGTCCCGCTTGCGCCACGTCATGCGCCCGAGCGCCACCGCGCGGAGCAGGCGCAGGCGGCGATTCGTCTTGATCATCGGTTCCTCTCTTGGAACGTGGTAATCCCCCGTTCGCCGGCCTGTGCCATCCGGCGAACGGGGGACGTTTTGGGTTACTGGTCGGTCAGGTCCTCGGCGTCATCGATGGCGTGCACGACGATGTCTGTCACTTGCCAGATCTCGGCCTCGGTCCGGAGCGACAGGCCGAGAGTGCGGACGGCCTGCTCAACTCCTTCGCGAGCGGCGATCTTTTGCGCGTCACTGAGTGGCATGGCGTGCTCCTTACGAGGTCGTGGCGAGGTTGCGGACGTTGAGCCGGTCAGCCATCTCGTAAGCGAGGGCTTTGTGCTCGGGGACGAATGAGGCCAACCAGCCGAACGCGCCGAGGGTGACATCGAAAACAGTCCACTGGTTCTTGACCTGGTCGTATTCGACCTGAAAGCGCAAGGTCATTGCACACCGACGAGATCGACATACCGGACGGCTTTGCTCGTCTCCTGCGCGTAGGCAATCTCGCCCCGCGTCGACTCTCCGATGTACCCATCACGGGTGACAACGATGATCTCGTCAGCGAGATCGATCTTGGCTCGATGCAAGGAGTCGAGTGCCGATTTCAATGCGGAGCCCTGATCGTCGGGTGCAACAACCGTGAACGGAGCCAGCACGATTCGGCCGGCTGCAGTCTCCTCGGACGCGACTGCCAGCATGTCGTCAAAAAACCTCATCGACCCGCAGAGGCAGACCACGGCGGCGTCCATTAGGAGCCGGACCCGAGGAGGCCAGCGATGGGGTTGACGATGCCGCTGATCGCGTCCAGGCAGGCCGAGGCGGTGCCCGAGCACGGCGAGTTCGGGTTGGGCTGCGAGAACGTCGGGTACTCGGGCGTGCTCGAGCACGTGCCGTTCGCGTGCTGGTAGCCGTTCGTGCAATAGAGCTCGAGGTCCGGCCCGACGGGGATGCTCGAGCGCGCCGGCGGACGGGCACCGGTACCACCGGTGACGGTCTTGGGCGGGGTCGGCGCGGTGGCCGTCTTGGTCTTGGGCGCGGTGCTCGCCTTGACCGGGGCCGGCTTCACGGACTCGGTGAGGACGGGCGCAGCGGGAACGGCAACCTCGGGCTCAACCATCCGGGCCGCGGGGTAGGCGTGGCCGGTGATGACCTCGGGCAGCTCAACCGGCGAGATGCTCGGCGAGGTAGCCGCGGGCCGGTCGGCGGGATCCCCGGGGAGGATGAATCCGGCGACACCTACGCCGATGAAAACGGCGCCGGCAGCGATTCCGGCACACAGTCGGGCCGGCGAGGTGGACTTGCGATGCTTGGTCATACTCGTATCTTACCCCCCAAAATGGGGGGACGCAATACCCAGATGGTTCGGGTATTGCGTCCCCGTCACGCGGCTCGAGCCTTACGCCGAGCCGCCTTGCGCTCGCCGGCGGACATCCCGCCGAACACGCCAAACTCCTCGCCCATGAACCGCTCGAGGCAGTCCTCACGGACCGGGCAAAGCGCGCACTCGGCCTTGGCCGCCTCGACCTGCGCCGCGCCGGGGCCAACCTCCGTAGCCGGGAAAAACAGCTCGGGGTCGAGGTCCCTGCAGCGAGCGAACCAGAGCCAGAGATCTTCCATCGCGCACCTCCTCGTGTTGGCGGGGTGCGCGATGGGCACCCCTACGTGCTCTCGTTCCAGTCGGTCGGGAAACCGTTGTCGTCGTACTCGCCGGGCTGGACCTCTTTGACCTCGGAATCGAGGTAGAACCTGCCGCGGTCATCGTTGGCCCACGGGGGCAAGTCCTGTGCCGCGCGGTCCGGGTCGTACGTGACGGCCTCGGGGTAATGGCCCGCCTCGATGCGGGAAAACCCGATGCGCTCGGTATCCACGGTGATCTCCTGACAGGAAAGGAGGCGAGGACCGGGTGGCCCCCGCCGAGCGGGCTAGGCCGCGAGGTTGATCGACGCGAGCCGGACGTGGTCCAGCTGGACGCCGTTGCCCACGAGGATGAGCCAGCAACAGGAGCCCGGCGCGTACCCCGCGAACGAGGTGACCGTGCGCTCGAACTCCTCGCAGCCGGCGCACTCGCATTCGCCGGCGACGACGTACGTGCCGTGCTGGTCGGTCAGGCTCCCGACGTACTCAACCGTGGTGCCGATCGCGGGGAAGTAGTCGAGAGCCATCATGAGCCTCCGTTGTTGTGGTGAGGTGTTACCAATATCTTACCCCCCAAACAGGGGGGACACAAGAGGCGAGGCCCCTCGGATCCTGAATGAGGGGCCTCGCTGCGTCCGGGTCTTTCACCGCGTCGGATTTCCGTCCGCCGGTCGATCCTAAACCGAGTACGGATCCGGCGCGTTCATCTCGCCGGCCACGATCACCGCGAGCGCAGTGCGTGGCTTCTGCCGCCGGCGACGCGCGCGCCGGATGAGCTTGAGGATGTCGTCCCGCAGGTAATCGAGCTTGGCCCGGTCCATCAGGACATAGCGGCCGCGGTCCTCGAGCCGCGCCTCACCGATCAAGGCATCGATCTCCATGCCTAACCTCGTCTGCGCCGGGCGCGTCACGGGGTCCGCCTCATTTCCTTGGCCATGCGCCGGCAGTTGCGGCACAACGGCAGGACCGCGCCTAGCCGCGAGTGGGCGATCTTGTCCCACAACCGCATCGGGCCGCCGAACCGCAGCCAGAACTTGGCGTCACCGAGCGCCCAACCGATCCGCCTCATGCCACATCACGCCCCTGGTACCGGCCCTTGCGCGCGAGCTCGGGTGCGTGCTCCTCGACCTCGTCCCAATGGACCACGAGCATCGCCGCGGCCTCGTGGCGCGCCTCGGACTCGGACAGGCCGATCTCGGGCGCGTACGTGTGGAACATCGAGAAGTCGTACGAGGAGTTCGCATCGGTCTGCGGGATACCTCGCAGCTCACCCCATCGGAGTTGCCCCTCGCAGCCGGCCGCCATCCCGATGAGCCACCCGCGAAGCTGGACCTCGGTGAAGTACTGCTCTTTGACTCGGCAGACGCCGCCACCCCAGAACTTGTAGATCTCGAGCCGGCCCACCGTGAGGCCGGCCTCACGGAACCCCAC